TATTGTATTGATGACAAAAGCAAAATTCTTGGCTGCGTTTTCAATATCAGAGTTAGTTAATTTATATACAGCTTTAGGTTGAACTACAGCATTACCATCTTTATCTTTAACTACTTCAAATTCTACGAATTGCATTGAAGCAAAGTCTTTAAGGCCTCTTGCCATACTGGTCATTATATTACCAACTCCACTAAGAGCCTTAACTCCGAAATATACATCAAGCGAGTCAAATGGTTGTAAACCATATGCGGCTTGTATACCCTTATCCCACATTATAGCAAAACCTTTAACAACAGAAGCCATTGCGTTTACAAAAGATTCGTTATCTGAATCTTTCCATCCTGACTCTTTAAATGTTTTTAATCCTGTTGTAATATCAACCATTGCTGCACCTATTACAACCATTGCAGCCGCTCCTAATAGGGTCATGAAGTTTGTAAATGGATTACCCAGTACTGTTGCAATTAAACCTAATGAAGTTACTAATAGGCTTAAAGTTCCTGTGTCAGCATCTGTCCAACCAGACTCTTTATAAATTTTAAGTCCGAATGCTAGAGGTAAAATTGCTAAACCTATTGCTGCAAGTGCTGCAGCACCTAAAAGAGGTAAAAGACCAGCTTGCATTAAAGCACCTAATACTGTACCAACCAGGGCTAGAACTAATAGTAAAACTGAAAGCGATAAACTATCAGCAGAAGTCCATTCTACTGCTTTTAATACATAAAGAGCTCCTGCTAAAACTAAAACAGCTACTGCCATTACGCCTAGAGATAGGGCTCCCATAATTATATTAGTTTTCAGCTTGTCTAATAGGAACATTATTCCTACAAGTGCAACAATCAAAATAAGTATAGGCCATGATGCTCCTAAGCCTGCCATCATTTCATCTGCATAATCACTTATCAGATATAAAACGAGAGCAGTAAGACCAAATGCTACTACCATTGCTAGAAGAGCAAGCGCACCGTCATAGATGCTATCCGACATCATATCAATTAAAAACATTAAACCTACAAGAGCTCCTATAACTAAGAGTATAGCCATTACACCAATTGTGCCTTCCCATAATTCTTTGTATATTATGCTAGCTAAATATAAAACAACACCTGTCAAGAAAAGAATAAGAACCATAAATCCTAGGGCTCTAACTCCATCCATGATTGTATCACTCAGCATATCGATAAGGAACATAAGACCTATTAACGCGCCTATTGTAAGAAGTATTGCTATCATACCTACAAATCCTTTCCATAGTTCAGCATATATAAAACTGGCTAAAAACAGTATTAGACCGGTGATACCTATAACATAAACCATAAATAACAGAGCTTTAACTCCATCCATGATTGTATCGCTCATCATATCTAAGAGAGACATTATAACAACAAGTGCGCCTACTGTAAGTAATATTGCTATCATACCTACAAATCCTTTCCATAGTTCACCGTACACAAGACCTGCTAAAAATAATATCAGACCTACAAGACCTATAACACCGGCCATTATTAACAAGGCCATTGCACCTTCTTTGATTGTTTTATCAAAGCCTGACATAAATCGCATTATAAATATGAGAGCGCCGATTGTCATAAGTATAGGTATTATACCTATCATACCTTTCCATAATTGAGCATATACAAATCCGGCCAAGTATAAAGCAAGACCGAACACAAGAATCGCTGCAGCCATATACAACAGGGCTTTTGCTCCGTTTAATATATTCTGACTATCTTTAGGAAGTATTTTCGTGAATAAGTAAAGAGTTCCAAAAACAACACCCAGCACCACTATCATACCCGGCAATGCCATTATGTATATAGGTCCTGCGATGAGAAGTGCTAAACCAAATAAGACAATTGCAAGAGCCATAAACATTAAACCCTTGGCTGCCTCTTGTATTGTTTTCATTGAATCTTTAGCGCTCTCAAATGCTTTTGCTATTTTTTCAATAGCAAGTATAAATTTATCGACAGCATCCTCAGGTACTTTTGAATAATCTTTAATAGCACCGACAATTCGCTCCATGGCAGGACCGAAAAGCTTCATGGTGTTAATCATTTCCTTTTGATCCTTATCCGTCATTTGCTTTTCCTGACGTTTAAGGAGGATTTGTGTTAACTTATCCTGTGCTTGTATGTTTTTTGTAAGTAAAGTAGAAAGCCCATTGATAGCGTCAACTATAGTATTACCTTTAAAAAAGTAATCTTTAATATCTTCAAGACTTTTAACCATAGACGATTGAGCCTCTGCAGACAGAGATTCAAACGGGTTCTTAAATATGCTAAACGCCATCCATCACTAGAATTTTTTGGGCATATTGAAGCTAGGACTCGGCATTTTGTACGAGGGAGTACTAGGCATCTTTGGTGTATTTATTGAACTACTCATTGCCTGTTGTTGACGCCTCATATCGTTAGAAGTAGAAGTCTTACTATACTTATCGTTTTGTTCGTCTTCACCCTTCTTCTTCTTTTCTAAGAAGTCTTTTAAGTTTTCTATCGTATACTCAAGCTCATAATACGGCCAAGCTTCAATTTCACTTGGCTGTATTCTGAGATAGTGGTATAGGTAAAACTTAACCTTAAAGAAGTTCTCCAGAGATATCTGAAACAACGAAAAGATCTTTGATTCCGCCGCGAAAGTTAATAGCAGCGGTCACCTCCGTCCCGCAAGCTTTACAAGCGCAAGATACATCTGGTTTAACACCTACCTTGATTTGTTCGGCTAATCTATAGTGAAGTGTGTACTTAGTATCATCCCATCCTTGGAAATCAACTTCACCTTGGAATATTTCCTTTTCTGTAAAACCTCTCCATTCGTGTTGAATGTATGGTAAAATCTGGATATATGATTTATCCCAGTTTTCACCTTGTCTTTCTTTTTCACGAATGTATTTAGTTACAGTCTGCATTACACCGATAGCAGGTGGCTTAAGATAGATTGTACCACAGGATTTTGTCTGTATAGAAAGAACTCTGTTGTACTCATCATAGTACTTTAACAGGTCATCTGGAATTGTATTGAACTGTAGATTCTGGTTAGCAATTTCTATAGTGTTCTCCGTGTTACAATCTGGGCAGTTCTTTTTGACTTGTAATTTGTTTTCGCCTTTACTGAACGTGAGTGCTCTAATTGCTAAAAGAACATATATACGGTCTTCTTCTAGAATATCTTTCCAGCTCATGATTCTGGTTTTAGTACGAATCTTTATACAGTTCTGAACGATATGATTTAATTTATCGTCAACATCAAAAAGATCTCTTTCCTGAAGTGTAGAGAAATGTCTGATCTCCGCAACTTTAGCGGGTCTGATTTGAATTTCAACATCACTTGGATAAAATAAACCACGTGAAGGTAGATCTTCAGCGTGCAAAGGATGATAACCAAGAACCATGTCTGAATTTAACTCGTTAGGATCGATTGCGCCGCCTTTGCCTCGTTTGGTATCAACTTTACCTAAACCATCTTTCTTAGCCGACTCTTTTAACCTCTTTGCATTTTCAAGATACGGATCACTGATAGGCAATTCTTTTTCTTGCTCTTCAGCGATTCTTTTCATTTCTTCTTCATTAGGATTCTGATTTTCACTCATATGATGTTGTTTTATTTTCAATTAAATTCTTGATTGTTATACGCAGGTAAGCTGAAATCGTTTCAGGTTTTTTACCTTCAGACATGGCTTCCTGGTATATGATCGTGTGTAATCTGTTAAGATCTTCCTTAGATAGAAGGACTTGTATACGTTCTGTAAGATTACTTTCATCGCGTGCCATTTTAGGGTTTGACTTATTTATACTATCATAGTATTATACTATCATAGTATATATAGACTGTAAAATAAAAAAGCCGGAATTTCTTCCGGCTTTTCAGTGTATGAATTAAAAAATTAGTTGTTCTCTTCAGTCCAGTTATCACATCTGTAAACCATGTCAAGTGTGATAGGATCTTGTGCACCATAATCTAAACCATCTGCGAAATTAACACCTCCTGTTGGGAATGCATCAAGCAGTGTAAGCTTTCTGTGGATATTACCTTGGCGGTCGTACATCACAATAATCAATGTACCAACGTAATCTTTCTTAATACCCATGGCACCTGTAGCAGGGTCATAGATCTTCTTGTACCAGTCTCTAAGTGTTTTGTAAATGTAGTTCTGGTTAGAGTCATTTAAGTTCAAAGAGAACTGAATTGTTACGTCGATACTAGTTTTTCCTGGCATACCAGCGTAGCTTCTTTCTGCGAACTTATATTTCTGTACAACTGCGTCATACGCTGGGTTGACACCTCCAATGCCGGTTACAGTGTTAACGTGCTCAAGAAGAAGAGTACCGTCAATTCCCGGAGGAAGAATTGTCACTTCAAACAAATTACCCTGTATTGGTTCGAATAATTGTGTAGCGGCTTTAGAATTATTATAATGTGGTAAACCTGCCATTTTTAATTAAGATTATTTTTGGTATATATTGGTTTTTCTAATTTTTTAGAAAAGCCCGGTTTTCACCGGGCTTTTTTAATGTTTATGAGAATGATCCTGATGCAATTGCACCTGTTCTAAGAATTGTAGTTCTGTGAACAAGTATTTCAAGACCTCTTACTGGTTCAACATAAGTATCTAGAATACCCATATTGTTGTCGATTACATCTGCTGTGTTGTTAGTCAAGTCCATTACGTTCTTGAAGTCGTATACACCGTTGTCGCGCTTTACGCCAGCCATGAAGTTATCTGCGAGTGTCTTGATTTCTAGACGAGTTTGAGCTGTGTTAAATTCAAACAAGTAATTCTTCAAGATGTTAGCAATACCGTCTTGTACGTAAATCAATACTTCTCTTACGTGTACACTAGAAAGTGCAGACTTGATATTTTGCTGACCAGTCTTGTTACCGTGAATCTCGATACCAACGCCTCTTTGGAAGATGATTGGGTTAAGACCGAATGGCTCCAAGTAATCTCTGTCAGCTTTTGCAAAGTTTGTTTCTAGACCGATAAGACCTTTACCGCTTAGTATACCTCTTCTAGGACCTGCAACGATAGACCAAGGAAGAGCGTTTGTATATTTGTCAATAAAGTTGTTAGATACAACACCTGCTGGAGGAACTGTAATGTTCTTACCTCTATCTCTTATTACTAGATATGGAATATAGTAAGCTGAGTAGTTTGAACCGTTTGCTATAGATGGCAATCCGTATGTGAATGTTGGATTCAACAATAGATCACCGCCGGTAGAAATCAATCTAGACTCTACAGAACCGTTAACTGTGAATTTAGGATCCTGTGACTCTTTGAAATCCTTAAGCGAAGGTGCATTTAAGATAGCAAGAGCATTTTGTCTTCTTTTAGCAAGATACGCTAGTTGATACTTAGACTGCGGTTGAATACCAAGACCAAATGTATCTACAATGTAGCGATAAGAGATGATATCTTTATCGATAAGAGCTTGGAAAAGATTCTTATCATCAGTTAAAGTATCAGCATAAATCTCATCTACTCTATCTTGTGAACCATTTGGAATGTGGTACGCAGGATTTAAAGTAAAGCCATTAAGCGTGAAAAGCTTATATGCGTCTGTTACTTCCTCGATATTCTTGTATCTCTTGATCTGTGTGTCATTCTGATACAATTTAATATCCTGGTCGCAGTAGATGTGAAGTAGTTGGTTAGGTGAAATACCTTCTCTTACTATCTTATTGATTTTTGTAAGTCTTGATTCACCATTTGGGCCAAGTTCTGTTGCTACAAGATAGTCTCCTACTTTAATTTCACCTGTATTAGTAAGAAAATCGATTTTAACTTCGTTTGAAGGTAAACCTACTACAGGAACTACTTCAAATGATTGATTAAGAGTACCGGTTAATGACTGTACAACAAATGCACCAGATACTGTAGCTCCAGCGCTATCTTCATAGCTACCAAAGTCAGGTAGTGCTAATTGTGTAGTGTATTCTGCATCGTTAAAACCTGTGATTTCAACAACTGGAATATTATAGTATGTTGCAGATGCTGCAGCAAGTACACTTGTTTGACCGCCTGTTACACCTGAAGCGTCATCAGAAAATGTATCTGGTTGTAAAGCCCAGTCCATGTCAAGGAAATAGGTGTCGTTACTCGCATCAATTGCAATATCACCTGAAGTGATTACGCCGGTGTCCCAATCGTCATAAGTATCTGTACCTACTTCAAATTTAAAGAAGTCTGTACCTGTTGAATCCCAGTCTGAACCGCTTGCTCCATAAATAATGAAGATTTGGTTACCTACTGAAGTTGGAGCTTCAACGCTGATAGTGTAAGAAGCTACTTCAATACTTACTCCAATGTAAAGGAAACCTGCGGCTTCTGTTAATGAAACAACTGGTGCCCAGCTGTAAGCTAAACCATCGTCTACAAGTACATAAGAACCTGCAACTCTTTGGTTTTGACCTTGACCTGCAACGTTAGAACTCAATTTATCTTTGATGAGTGTATCGTATTGCGGATGGTCTGAATTGATTCTAATTACAACGTTAGCTTCATTTGCACCAAACGCAGTTGGAAGATCACCTGAGCCAACAGAAGGCGGAGTCAAAGATGCAGATCCTGCACCTGCTGAAACCAGATAAAATGCAATATCTGTAGTGGTATTAAGATCTATACCGATTTCAGGCGTTTCTGTTAAGGTGTAAGGGAAATCATCTCTAACTGCTCTGTCGTAAGATAAGAATCTAAGACTAGTGAAAGTTGGATCTGTGTTTAATTTGTTTTCAATGTTGTGACCAACTAAGTCAATACCATCCGCTGTACCGCTAATGATAGTGTCACCATCAAATGGTGCTTTGTTGATTGCACAAAGAAGACCAGTCTGAGCTGTATCAAAGTTAATCAAATCCGAAATGAAAAGGTTATTACCATTTAGATCGATAAAGTCAGGGATAAGACATCCTGTGTATTTTGCTACTACGTCAACGCTTGGAAGATCCAAGAATAGTTCGTATGTTGATTTAATCAAACCTTTAGTAGCATGGAAGTATGGACCGTAAATTGGGTCAACTGAAAGCTGTGGATAGTTTGACCAATCTCCGTTTACTACAAATACATCAACCATGTAATCGCTGATATAGTCAAATTCGCTCATGAATGCTGGTACTTCACCAGCACCAAACCACTCTTTTGCAAGAACGTTAAATTGATTTACATCCTGTGCTTTACGGACAAATACTGTAATAGGATTTTGTCTAACGTTAACCATTTGGATAATACCGGTGTTAAGAGCGCCGATGTTTTCTAAGAATGCAACATCTTCTGGGAAGAAGAATCTGTCAGTGTTAAAGAAACCTGAGTAAAGAGCTGAGTCTTCAGCAGGGTTAACTGACGTAGCAGAAGTTGAAAATACTTGATAATCGTCTAGGTCTACATCTGGACTTTCAAGATCGTTATTCAATCTTAAAAGGTTAAGAGCCAAAATAGGTCCTCTTTCAAGAGCTTGAAGACAAGTTCTATGGAAGTATGAACCTTTTCTTTCTAACGTTCTATCAATTGGTCCAAATGTATTTTGGAAAAATTGTGTGTCAGAAACGAATACAGGCGAATTGAATGGACCTTCTTTCGAAAAGCCTACTACAAGACGGATCGTATCCGCTGGAACGCTAGCTATTTGACTTTTGTCGTATTCAAGTCTGTAAACGCCGCTAGACTTAAACTGTGTTAATTCTGGTGACAATGCCATTTTTTATATACGTTATTTTTATTTGGATTATATATCAGCCAAGCAGGTCGTAAATATCATAAAACATGTTACCGTCTCCTTCTTTATTACTCTTCTGTAATTCTACCTCCATTGCGTCATATAATTCGCTATCAATGTCGTCTAAGATTTCTTCAATAAAGTCTGAATAGTCTAGAGTAGCAAAAAATTCTGTAACTGATACACAAGTCATTACGTGATCGTCATGGCCCATTTGTCCTATATATGAGCCACTTGGAGTTCTACCAAATGTTGATAACTCTTTTACCGTTTCAGTGTCGCTTACAAACAAACGATTCTGTTCAATAAGCTTTTTAAGATTTTGACAAAGAAGTGTCTTGTTATCCTTTTTTATTCTAAGACCGTACTTAGTAGTAGCTGCATCGTGGCGATGTTTAAACTTAACAATCATTTCCTCATCGAACTCATTTCTTTGTGGAAATATGGTCTGTAAGTGTGCGATAACAGTTGCACCATAGGTATTATACTCTATTACAAGTTTAACGTTTTCCTGGTCAAAAATATCAATAGCTAGAGTATAAAGTATTTTTGATATATCTTCAACACTATGCTCGTTACTTCTAAAAAGACCGACCTGCCTTAGGGCAAAAAAGTCGTTTATAGAACTAGGTGAATTGATTCTTGAAAAATCATTCTTTATCATAGGTATAATTTCCCAGATATTGATAACAGTGTAGTCGCCGCCTACGCCCTCGGCAATATCAACGGAGAACACCCAGTATTTAGATTTATCCTTAAAGCTCACATCATCATATTCAGAATTAAAGAATGTAAACCTTTGCATATCCAGAGAAATTCTTTCAAATTCATCAAATTCTCTATATGTGAATTTCTTCTCGTACTTCTTAAGCTTTTTAATTGATGCGCCGTTAAGCAATAGATTACTGGATGCCATGAACTGGTTACCATACTGGCGGTTAAACGCCTCTTCGCTACCTAAGTTTTTAACCTCTTGTACTTTCCATTTCTCATCTCTACCCGGTACTTGCCACCAGTCTACCCTAAAAGAAGAAAACTCGTTTTGTCTTTTATCTGCTGCATCATAGATTTCAAAGAATTTATTATAGCCGTTAGGCGTACTGGTAATAATAATCCTAGATACTTTCGATGAAGACAGCGTAGGATAAACGTTTTCATAGAAGCTGTCAACGAAAGAGTGGTGAATGTGAGCAAACTCGTCTAGGAATAGAAGGTGAATAGTAAAACCGATACCCGCTTTACCTGTTGTAGATTGACCTACAATGCGGCAACCGTTATCGAACTTCATATTCATTACATCATTCTTAAGCATACCTGGCTTTAAGAAGAACGGAAGATTTTCGAGAATCGCTTTTACTTTATCAATGATCTCTTTTGTTGTAGCTCCCTTATTCGAAAGTATAAGTGCGTTCTTATCATAATTAAATAAAACGTACCAGGCTATGAATATAGATGAGCGGATTGTTTTACCTATCTGCCTTGAAGCGAGACATACATTGAAACGATTGTTTACAAAGTTTACAAGCATATCTTTCTGATAGTCTCTAAGCTCGATTCTTTGTAGACCTTTATCGGTCATTACAGTTGCAAAGTTCTCAGCAAAATAAAGAATGTCTGTTGCACATCTTTTAATGTGCTGCATTTCCTCATCTGTATACTCAAATACAATGTTACCTCTTCTATAATTTATATTACCTTCATGGAAAGGTGTAGACTTTACTTTATAACCTTCATCCATGGCTCTTAGTAGTTTCTCTACTCCGAGCGTTGACCATATTGATTTATCTGCTTGTGGTTCCTCAGGGCTAGAGCCCATTGGTATCATAAAATCATTCGTCATGTTCGTCATAATTTTCTACAGGAAAGTCATCATCTGGATCTTCATTCACAGGCTCGCTATCAAAAACCTGTTCTTCCTGTTTGTTTGCTTCCATCTCCTCCTGTATCTGCATCATTAGATTTTTAGTACCTCTGTTTACATTTGTAGGGCCTTCAATCTTTTTTTCCTCACCTGATCTTAATTGTTTTCTTTCTGAATACACATCATAGTCTCTGGCCAGTTTCTTAACGCCTTCTTCAGTAGCCATCATATACATGGTCTGGCTCTTAATGATATCAAGCATAGACTTCTGTAATGTGCCCAGAACTTCGAACATACGCGGGGAGACATCGCCATCATCTATTTGTTGGAGGAGTGTAGTGATTGCACGTTCAGCCGTTTCCATTTGAAAGATAAGACTACTTAAAGTCATCTCTTCAATTTTCATTTTGGCTTTTACATACTCATCATTATTGATTATCTCTTCACTGAGATAAAATTTGAGTAGCGTGCTGATAGTCTTTTTAGCCTGATTAGTAGCATCACCCTTCTTTTTAGTGTAGTCAAATGGGTCAGGTCTTCTAATAGGGGTTAATTCTGTGTTATCGATAGGCAAATCTAACGAGTCTGAGTCGTTTAATATATCATCAAGTGAAGATCTTATATCATTTGCTTGTTTTCGATAATTCTTTTTTCCGTTCATGTTTATCTCGGGTTTGGTAATCTTAGAAGTTGGAGTTCAGGTATAGCATTATCTACTAATTCAGCGTATTGTGTATCATGTACAACATACTGATTGAGTACTATATTGTGGGCCTCTTCTTCTATTATACGTTTGAATATTCTAATGTTTGTTAGTTTTACAGGTCCTGCTAATAGGGCCCAATAGTCTTCAGAATCGATACCAACCTGAGAAGGCAGGAATATCAAATCATTATACAATAACTTAAGTGCAGAAGTTTCGTTTTGTGGCATCGTGAAATTAAGTTGCTTATCAAGCTCATACAGATATACTGAAAGTGACTTAAATGCGTTTGATAAATTAAGTACAAGTGGGTACCACTTATCTGGATCAAATGTAACGCCGTGTGTAAAGAAGTAGTCAACATTATTGATTGACACTATAATAAATGTTCTAGTAACTTCAACCGAAAGGCCGCTAAATAGGCCACCGTAGCCATGTATCAAGAATGTTTTTACAACTGATCTGGCTTTTGCACCTGGCACATTGCCTGTAAATGGTGTATCTATAACAAATTGAGTGCCACCTGAAGGAGCCTGTAGTATTCTATGGAAACCGTTATAGTCACCACCATCTGTAATCTGTATAAGATCTCCGATGCTATATTTTCTTTCATCAAAGAAAGTCAACATAGCATTACCATCAGAACCATCAGATTCTGAAATACTGGATAAGATGCTGTAGGCCCTTTCTGCAGGAAACGCAGGCTGGAACCAAAATGTAAATGCTCTATCTTCAGTACTTAAGAATTTAGCTCTTTGTCTATACTTAACAGCAAGTTCATTAGGTGTAAGTTTGTTTAGCTCATAATGATTCTTTGAAACTATAACCCAGTTGTTGTTAATCTTATAGTCTGATATAGATAATTGCTTTGAAAGGTCACTTCTTACATAGTCATTTGCACCAGTACCGATAGTTCTGTACTGCTGTGGCTTAGTAATTTTTAAAGTTTCATCTTTAACCTCTTCACCGAATAACTCATCAACACTTAACGTTAGATCGTCAAGATCCTGTTGGATATCAACAGGTGTTTCAACGTTGGCTCTTTCCTGCCATTTTCTAAGGGTTGCTTTATAATAAATTTCTTTGTATACAACTGGGTCAGCTAGGGCAACAGAATTGATTTCATACATTCTGTCAATTAAAGGAAAGTAAATGTAGTCACGCTCTTGTGGCATTGTTCTAGGACCAAATGCTTTCTGAAACTCTTCTCTTGTTATATGAATTTCAAAACTTTCGAAGTCCATACCAAATTCACCAAACTGGAACTCGTTAGGAGGGAATGCATTATCTGGTACCAGAATCTTAATCTCCTTAAGGGCTATTACATCATAAAGTGAATATTCGTTTAAGATTACGTCTTTACTTCTAGGATCTGAACTTACTTTGTAATACTTAACACAGTGGCCGAATATATCATTAACCACATTTGTAAGTTGACTGAACATGTTCTTTGTGTTGTTCAGCATCGCATAAGGGTTGAAGAGATCGTCAGGATCGCAACAGTCAGTAACAATTAGATTTTGGCAACCATTGGGTATTTGACCAGGTTCACAACAATCTACACCTACTTGCTTTACTTGTCTTACTACACCATTGTCTGATACGATTTCCAGAGCAATGGAAATAAATTCCATTGTATGGCCCGTTTCTAATTCAACTACAACATATTTGTATTCAATCCAGAAGGGCTTTAATGGGTCTATGACCTGGTTGGCAAGATTAAGATCTGTAAGTAATATCCAGTCTGAGAAGTTTACATTGTCTTGACACCATCTAAAATATCTTTCGAATTTATTGGCACTATCCTCGCCAATGACCTCATCAATATATCCCATAACTTGCTCAACCTTTTCATAGGGTTCAGAAAGCTTTATAATTAGAGTTTCATCTAATTTATCTACTATATAATCTTGTGCTGCCATTAAATTGCTTCTTTAGCTATATATTTATTGGCGAGATCTGAAGATTAAATATCGAAGTCTGTGATGAATATGATTAGAGGATTGTCAGACTCTGTTTTTGGGTCTATTAACTCAAACAGATAAGGTGTAAGTGGATTATCTTCGTTGTCTTCTAGAAATTTAATAAACTCCTGGGCTTTAATTTCTATGATGTGGTCGAATCCCAATATATTGTCATGGGCACATAACCCATTTTCTACAAATAACTGATTGACCTGTAATAGTGTACTGTTATCATATATCTTGGTAAGATCGATACATGATGCTGTTATTTTATAGTTAAAGAATATCGTTGGTACCTTTTCGGCCTTGTTAACTCTGCTGTAGTTAACATCTCTGGAAACATTGACCTTAACATATTTCAGGTTGCCGAATGTTGAAAAGATCTTGTCCATGAAATATAGACTGGTCGCATTCTTTTGTAAATCAGTAGAAGGTAAAGATCTTATCTTATCGATTTCGCTTGAAAAGGAAGTATACAATATCTCCTGGAAATCTTTGGCCCATACAATGTAGCAATCTTTAAGATCAGGTAAATCACCGTAGTCTGCTTCCTTTCTTATCTTATTTACGATTAAGTTATCGTAATAATTGTTCTTGTAAAGAGTTATGTCTATAACATTTGGAAAATCTAAATACGGATAATTTAATTTTTCACTCATTAGCCTTCATTTGTTTTTCGATATAATCGATTTCTTTCATCACCTCATCTGGATTAAATTTAAGAGCTAGCTTAAAATCCCGTTGACCTATTTGATATTTATTTAGATAGAATTTGAGAGCTTCTGGGTCTGGATCGTAAACCTTGTTATCAACCTTTGTTTGCTTGTTTAGTTTAGTGTATATCCATCCTGGTACCCGGGTATATCTCTGTGCAATCATATACCAACTGTCAACTACGTTTGCAGCGTTTGTACCCACTCTGTTAAGCTTGTTAGCCATGTTTGGGTAATTTATGGCCATAAATCTATTGACCATAAATCTATTCTTGCCCTTATCGTATTGCTTAAGACTACTATATGTTTCAGAATCTGTAAAGAAGATTTTTATAAAACCAAAAAGCGTGCCATCATACCCAATGGTAGATGGCTTTGCTTTTTTAACTCTTTCCTTTTTCTGTCTTTCTTTTTTAGCCATTAGAATAAACTGCTTGTATTACCTGTGTTTTGTTTGAAGCTAGGGTTTAAGTAGCTACTACCATGTAATATACTATCTTTTGAAAGCAAGTTTCTCATATCTAACTTATTATCAGTTAACATTTCGTCGATATGATTGAACATAATCGTCTGTAATGTTTCTGGTATTGTTGCACTGTGCAGAAGTATCAAATTTGTATTTAACTCCAGATTAGATAAAAGACCTTCACTGCCAGTAAGTTTCATTTCAGAAGCTATCATTTTTACAATATCTTCCTTGAATGACTCTTCAAAGAGATACATTGACGAGAAACGACCATGCCTTTTCTTGAAAGTGTTCAAGATGTTCTTAGCCTTTTCATCGTTAATTCTAGATGTTCTAGGTTTGCCAGTCTTGCCAATCTTCTCTACTGAGTATACGGACTTGATATTATCTGATTTGTCACCTGTCAGGATTTTCATGAAGACATAATCATCGCAGTATATTTCGTTTGTCTCAAGGCTGTTTGAGCTTATGAAGATCTTGAACTCTTCTTTAACCTGGTTGCTGACAAGCAAAATATGATCTACACTAAATATATCATCAATAGCATCGTACTCGCTTTCTTTACTTCCATCTTTGATGTCAAGGTATTTTTGGAAGCCAGGGTACACAGCCAATCTAGATCTAGTATTGTCATACCATAGTGTATATGAATCGGTAGACTTATTGTAATTTACCAATTGCATCAGATCTGTATCGCCTGACCAGATGATACAATTCTCGCCTTTGCTATTAAGTGCACAAGTCCAAGCATATACTAGGTCATCACCTTCGGCACCTGATACCCTGTGTATAATTACACCTTTCTCTTTTAGATATCCGGTGAACTCTTCTACTACTTTATGTACATTTGCCCAGTGTATCTTACTGTCCTGCTCTCTGTTAGCCTTGTATTCAGATTCAGGAAACAAGTCTTTTCTCCAGGACTTTGAGTCTTGTGTGAAGATTATTCGGCCGGTGATGTTTTTGACTTTACGTAACTCAGATGCGAAATCTGTGGCCAGTTTGCGCATGAATATAGCCATTTCAGATTCAGTAGACATAAATCTTGTATCTATGTTAGCTGATTCGCCAAAGCCTGCTGGGACTTTTTGTCTTGGTAGTACAAACAATCTACTGTAAATAAAGTAGTTGCCATCTATGATTAGATTGTGATTTCTCATATTGTTTTGTTATTTTGTAAATCTAACATAAAAATCTTTAATACTAAAGAGCTTTGCAGATTATTTTGCATGTAAAATACCCTGTATCGTATAAACACATGAAAGCATTGTAACCACTTGGTCGATAACATGTACACGTTGTGCTTGATGTTCAGCAACTGTTATTACTATTTGCGGTATATGCTTAGCTGCCGTCGGATGTTCCATTTGAATGTACTCAATAAAATCACCGCCGAGACCAGCCAATACGTCATCTACTCTATTACTATACTCTGATGCAAGATATTGATAGTTCTTAACAGGGTCGATGTTGTTGAATATCAATTCATAGACGTCTTTGAAAACACCATGGAATTTTTTTACATCATCAATTGTAATGGTTGTTTTACCTTCAGCAAGATATCCTTGCAGAACAGTAAGTGTATTACGTAGATCTGGGAATTTACGCTTTACTAATTCCAGAAGAGCTGGCTTTTCAATTTCAGCACCTTCCTTTTTTACAATTTCATATACCCGTTTCATGTAAAACTTAAGCTGTTCTGTCTCTTCCTCCTTTGTAAAGTCAAAGTTGATTTGCTCAAATCGGCTAAGAACCGCTTCAGGTATTTTATTGATGTGATTGGTTGTTGCAACGAATCTGGTGTTTTTTGAAAACGAATCCATTGTTGCTTTAAGCGCTTTATTAAACTGGTCACTTACACCATCAATCTCATCAAGTATCACGACTTTCATTTTACCTTCAAGTGAAGTCAAAGAAGCGGTAGTGCAAAACTTTGTAATCTTTTCACGGATTACATCAACGCTTGTCTCATCAGATGCATTGATGTAGCGATACTCTAGACCAAATTGATTACATAAGGCTTTAGCAGCACTGGTTTTGCCAGTACCAGGTGAGCCAAAAAATAGCATATGTTGATACACGCCATCGTTCAGCTTTGTTCTAATCCTATTTGGTATGATTAGATCTTCTAGTAATGCTGGGCGGTACTTTTCAGTTAATAAGATATTTGTTATAGACATAATTACACTTTATTCTTATACAACAGCAAGATGTTTAAGTTTCAATATATAAACCAAGATGTCGACAATGAAATACATAAAGACCTTTGAGGCTTTTCTATACGAGAAAGATGCAATTGATGCAACTGAGGATCAAATACAAAAAGCCATGAAAAGAGTACAGAAGTATACTAATAAGGCCGCGGCAGCCGAATATGATATCAAATTTAAGCAGGATAAACTTGAGTACGAAAGGAAAAAGGATTCATTCCAAGATGATATCAAAGGTGCCCAAGACGGAGTACAGAGAGAAACTGAAAAATCCGCATTAAGAGGGCTTAAGTCTGAATGGCAAAATACAAAGCAGAAGTATAAGGATCGTCTAAAAAACATGAGATGAAGCCAGTCAAATTTGTAAGATCAAGAGGTCACAGCAGAGGTTTATATGGCATAAGATTCAAAGAGCTTAAACCTTATCAAGTTAGATTTTTAGAACAAAACCCACTTATCAGGCCACATGCAGCAACTGATGATAGGTATGTTCAGGTTCTGTTCAAAATTCTAGAGTATGAAACACATCATAAAGATCACCTAAAGCTCTATTACAACAACTATACTGATAGAATAACCTGTTATGATGAGTTGATTGAAGACTCAAAAAGAATTAACTGGAAGTGTAGTATATGTAGATGTGAAATTAAATCTGAAATGAGTAATTTCGAAATAGGTAACTTTCTATGTGACACATGTATAGAATCACATGGTAAACCAACTGAAGTAGTTGACGATAGAATCCTAGAGTCAAGTGTAAGATTTAGAGAATATTGTAGAGATATTCTTATGCAACAACAAAAGAACTATCTGAAGTATATCAAGGTCTTTGAAAGAGGTGTTAAAAAATAGAAGACAGATTACAGAACTTAAACACCTTTAGGTTACTTTTAGGATTTGTGTTATAGATTTCAGCAGCATGATTAAGTATGTCTGCATTGTCATTAAAGTATCTCATCATTCCTTTGTAAATATGATCTCTGCTATTACCTGCAGGATATCCATCATGAAAGTGTGATTTACCTCCAGTATGACCCATATCATATCCCAGTAAATATATCTTTTTAGCACCTAGCTTTATAGCAAGACTGATTGCACCATAACCTGAATTGTTACCGGTTGATAGACTATCTGGTGATGTTAAATCAATTGTCTTTCCACCTGCTGGTCTTAAAAGAGTAACATCTGACGCAAGATCCCTAGGGTTAGTGCTGCCGGTGAATTTCATACAATGTATTTCATCTATTTCAGATTTGTACCATGTATAAAAACGACTATCTGTCCAGTATATAGCACCAGGCTCTTTAACATATCTAAAGGCTTTATTGATTGCTATTACGTTCTTACCATTTAGCCTATTGAAATCAAAATCACTTAAGCTTGCGCCACCTGCAACTATATAAACCGTCTGGTCTTTCCATACTTTAGGTATGCTACCATAGTTATAGCTTGCTCGTCTAGGATTAACCCTTTGTTGAATTTGAGTTTGCTTTCTCTGTTCAGCAATAGCCTGCTTCTCTCTTACCTCTTTAATTCTGGCCCTTTTCTCGTCTATAGTCATTCTAGCCGGATTAGAAACCGCACCCATTTTTTTATCTACAGGTTTCTGATGTACATTATTGAGCCTCTTGTTTAAAGGGGCTTCTTTTTGTACTCTTTCAGGTTTGATATAATTAGTTCGGCGTATTGACATATAAGTATGAGTAGGAAGTTGGTTTATATTTTTCTATCAAGGTTGCCCATTTATAAGCATTATTATCAGTAACTTTAATTTCTGATAAATTCATTGTCTTAAATGGATTGGCATGTTTAACCTTCTCAAATGAGCCTTCACCTGGATTTCCTGCAAAATGCGTAAAATAAAAATTGTGTGATTCGGATATTTTATCGGGTGCCCAAGTAAAAGACATGTCGTCTGTTACTTTTACATTTTCAATCATTAATGCATTCCATAACTGGGTCCACATTTCAGAGCAGTGTATTTGTATTTTAGACCCATCTGCTTGATACTCTTTTAATTTTTCATGTACTTTAATACTATCCGTAGCTGACTTCATAAAGTATTCAGGCTTAGCATTTTTATAAAGATACTGCGCACCTCCTGCTGAAGTATTCTCTTTAATTATTTTGACATCAATCCCTACAATATTAGCGATTTCTGATATCTGATCTTCACTTAAATGTTTTCTTAGATAATTATAACCAAGATAACTTTCACAGTTTGAAAAATGCCAATCCCTATTTTCTACTAGCTTACTATAATTTAGATCCTTGTTAAAGAGAACATCTGAATCTATTGCTAATATATTTTCAAGCTTTGGCTTTGAAGTATCAGAAGTTCTTAAATATAATCCGTATGGCTTTCTTGCAGCTTTATAACCTTTAAACGACTCAGTTATGTTTTTAGTTAATCTATAATATGAAACATTTGAAATACTTGATAAATGTTTGGACCAATCGGAAGGTATTTCACTCTCATGTAAAACTACAACTTCGAAATTGATATATGGGTAATTTTCTTTCATGAATAACGATTGCACTTCTTGTTGCCATAAAAAGTATTCCCTATCTTCAATAACTGAAACTACTGTAATCTTTTTACAAGACTTATATTGTTCTAGTGTAAGCATATATTATTTATCTAAACACCAAAAAGACCTCAATTGAGGTCTTTAAGATTATTATTTAGTAATAAATTACACCTGTTGTATTTTCAATTACTAATTATTTATTTCCTTTATATGCTTTTCTAAATCGTTGAGCAACGCTTTCATATATTGAAGTGTCTACTGAAGCATTAGCGTTCTTTTTAGTAGTAGTTTCGGCTTCAGTTGTTGTCTCTGCTGCTGTTGTTGTCTCTGCTGCTGTTGTCTCTGCTGCTGTAGTAGTTTCGGCTTCAGTTGTTGTCTCTGCTGCTGTAGTAGTTTCGGCTTCAGTTGTTGTCTCTGCTGCTGTAGTAGTTTCGGCTTCAGTTGTTGTCTCTGCTGCTGTTGTTGTCTCTGCTGCTGTAGTAGTTTCGGCTGCTGTAGTAGTTTCGGCTTCAGTTGTTGTCTCTGCTGCTGTTGTAGTTTCGGCTTCAGTTGTTGTCTCTGCTGCTGTTGTAGTTTCGGCTTCTCCACCCTTACCTTTTTCTTTAGCTTCAGCAGTCTTTGTTTCAATGTAATCATCCATTTCAGCCTTGTTGTTTATTTCACCAACACCTGTCAGACCTCTATACATTGAAGCTTTTTTGTCTTTATCTTTTACTTTATCTAAAACACTTGAACCGGTTTGCCATTGTTTGAATTTTTGTTCATCTAAATCGTCCTGTGTCTTTTGTAATGTCTGCTTTTCTTTATCTTCAGTTGCGCTAGACATTTTATTAGACACTATTTTTTCCTTGTCTTTGATGTTATCTAAAGCAGTGTTTACCTCGTCTAGCTTTGTATAATCTTCTGGTTCTAAACCAAGTTCTTTTTGCTTTTGCTTAGCTTCTCCATCCTGTGCAGTAAGCTCTTTGTCTATTTCTGCAGCCTCTTGTCCCATTTCTTGCATATTGGCTTTAAGTTCGGCTTGCTTGGTCTCATCTGCAGTTTGCATTTTAGCCTGAGCCTCTTCCATTCTTGATGTAATTCTTTCTCTAGAAAGAACTCTCTTTAAGTAGCTTGAAGTTGCAGTCTCTTCTGCCTCTTTTTCAATTTCATCAGCAGCATCAGTTGCAGCATCTATTTTTTTCTCAAGAGTATCTTCAAATTTGTCTATACCCTGTTTGTACTTTTCTTTGAATTTTTTGATCTGATCAGGTGATGCACCTTTTTCTTTAAGCTGTGCAATCTTTTCATCCATCTCCTCGTTTTTCTGTGCAATCATCTCTGTTGCTTTAGTCTCAGCTTGTACTCCCTTTAAACGAAGATCTGTAGCCTTTTTCATGATCTTTTTAAGCTTTGGTCTACGGAACAAGAAGTCAATAATGATATTATTTTCTTCAGCGGCTTCTAAGAGTTCTTCCTCTGTAAGCTGGCGTTCAGCCTCTTGTGATTCTTCACCTACCAACTCCTCGCCGTCTTTAGCATTTTGCTTTTCAGGCTCTCCCATTTTCATGATTTCGTCTTCAATCTCTTTGAAGCTGGCATCAACATCTTTACCGAAACCTTCAATATCTATTTCAATGCCAAAATCATCGTCGGTAGCTGGCATCTCTTTGATTTTTGCGTTCTTCTCTGGACCATGTTCGGCCTTCTTTATTTCTTTAGCAGCCTCTTCTACTTCATCATCGTCATCGTCATCAGACTCCTCAGATTCTGCATTATCAGAATTAGCCATGTTGTCTTCAACTTCCTCCTCCTCTTCTTCTGGCATATTAGCTAACTCATCCTCATTTTCTAAAAATTCAGAATATGATTTGATTGCTTGATATTCAAGAATTGAAATTATACGTGAGTCGTTTGTATAAGCCTCATACGCTTCAAATAATTTAGAATCGATATGGGATATAGTTTCAGTGTTTTCTGTTGTAAAACTTTCGAATATAGGTTTTACACCATCAGATTTACATTTTTCAATATAGCTATCTAATACTGGAATTGAAATTTTCATAACTAGTTATTTTATTTATTTATTACTAATCTATATATCTGTACTATAGACAATAAAAAAGCGCTCCGAAGAGCGCTTTTTATATAGATTCTAATTAAGATTAGATCATGTTGTAAGAACCGAAGTTAACACCAAGTGTGATGTAGTAGATTTGCGGGAAGAAACCAGCTTCTACTAATGCATAACGTGATTTAACTGCGATTTTTGGAGCCATTGTACCTTCTGCGATAGTTTGTACAGACTCTGCCATCAAGTAAGGCATGAATACCAAACCTGGTGAGTTAGCATCACCTTTTCTACCGATACAGATACGTGTATCAGTCCATGCCATGTTAGGGTCAACATAAATGTTAACACCGGCGATAGAACCGATTGGGTAAAGTGAACCAGCAGCTTGGCTTACTGTGTTGCTAAGTGGGTAAGGCACGAAACCGGCGATGTCTTGTAGAGCTGAAGCAATTTGACCGTTTGTAACAGCGAAGTTGGCAGCACCACGACGACCGCGGATTGCGATAAGGTTAGCAGCAGCTAAGATCTTACTCATAATCTTACGTTGCAATGTACCACCGTTGTCACCATTCGTTGGAACAGTAGCAGGAGTAGCGATTGTTACGTTAGAGTTAGTGTAAGCACCTTTACCTAGGTTAAATGTAAACGTACCAGAAGCAGCTACATAAAGGTTAAGGTTAGTACTGTCAATGCTATACACTTGTTGAGCGTTAGTAGCACCTAGACGGAACAATCTTTCAAGGATGTTCTTGTTGATAGTCTGAGTCAATTCGTTGATAAGAACTGCTTCAACTTGAGCAACTGCGTCGATACCGTACTGCTTAAGGTCTTGAACTTGTTCACGAGTTACAGCAGCTGCAACTTGTACAGTAGCCGCAGCAACTGACTTGTTAAACAACTGAAGACCCATTAAGTTCTCCTTAGTAGATTCACCTTCTTCTCTTAGGTATGGATCGTTAGAAGTAACTTCACCAGCTGAGAAACCACGACCAGAGAAACCTGAGATGTGATCTTCAAGAGCTTTTACCAATTCAGGGGTTACATCAAGTGAACCGATTGAACCAGAAAGTACACTAGCACCAGTTGTTGCGTTGGTTGACAAGAACCAAGGACCTGGAGTAGCTGTATCATTGAAGACATCAGCGATAGTGTAAGCTGAACCAACTAGGTTACCTGCGCTGAAGGTTGAAGGATAAGAGTACGTTGTAGTATCTTCGTTAGTGTCAATCTTAAAGATTGGGAAACCGTCGATACGTGAACGACCAACTACTGTGAAACGGTAAGGAACTTCAGAACCGTTAGTTACGTAGTATACGTCACCTGGCTCAACATCTGTAGTAGTGTTGAACTCAGCGTAAAGGTCAGCCTTAATCATTACTGGAGCTGTACGACCGTCAGCACCGCCTAGACCGTTAACTGCTTGTGATGGGTCTGTAAGAGCACCACCAGAGTAAGGGAAGTCAAGGTAAGTCAACATACCGAATGGACCACCCATTGGAACTACAGGTACAAGGTCAAGACCTACAGTCTGTGCAGCAACTTGCATAGCAAGTGGAAGAAGGCTGAAAGGCTTGTCGCCAGAACCGGCAGTTTGTGCTTGGAAGTCAACGTTAAGACCAGGTGCACCAGGTGAAAATACTGGACCCATACCTGGAACGTTCATACCAGGATTCATGTGAACGTAGTTATACACGCTCTCATTTACCATACCTGCATCTTCTGCAAGTTTGTGGAAGTGGCAATACTTAGACATCCATTCGAGTTTACTAGGATCAGAGATACCAGTAGCGCTCTCGATGATAGGAGACCATGCTGCTTTAACTTCCGCTTCGTTAATCATTTGTAACATTTTTTGGAAATTTGTTTTTTATTTGTTTTTGTTGTTTTCTTTGGTGTATTTTGCAAATCTGCCTTCAAGTTGATTCTTGAAACCGTCTAAGAAAGAGTTTGAAACCTGATAGCCTTTAACATCATCTGGTGCTGCAACTTTAGATTCATTGATACGTTCAACTTGAACTTGCTTGTCTCTAAGATCGCGTGTTTGCCAGAAGTTATTGATTTGATACTCTGTTGCCAGATTGTATCTCTTTGATTCGGCTACGATTTCGCTTTTTCTATTAGTAGAAAGCTTTGACCAGGTTTCATTGTACTCTACCGGCATACGCTTGATAAAGTCAGGAGTACCTGAGTCTCTATTTACTACTGATTCGAAGATTTCATTGGCAACATTGCCAGCGAAGTATTCTTTGTTTGATTTGTAAGTTTCGATTAACTCGTTTCTCATACTTTCATTCAAAGATTGGAACTGCGTCTTCTTGTCTTCATTTAAGAAATTCAAGAATTGCATATCACCATTGTTTACTGCTGTTTGCTTCTGAGCAGATTCTATAAGAAGTTGTAATTTCTCTGTAATTGACTTTTTGTAGTCTGAAGATTCGTGTACTTGCGTTTCAGCTGGCTTAGCAGGATCGGTATTAGAAACCGCATCTGCTGGTGAGTCTACATTACCTGAAAGTCTCTTGCTTAGTCTATCTAGGTTTTCACCAACATAATTGCTGTAACCACCAACTGTTTCAAGATTTTCTTTTAAGTAATCAGCGAACTTAACTACATTATTAAGGCCTTCGGTCAAATAATCATTGTGCTGCGCTAGACTATCCATATTCTCTGAAAGATAGTTAGAGAACTCAATAATCTTCTCAGCCTTTTCAGCGATTGATTCGCTGTACTGAATACCTTGATCCGCCCTTTCAGCTACATAGTTCATGTATTTTTCCATGCCGTTTACACCTTCTACGATATGATCGTTGTGTGTAATAACATTATCTAGATTCTCGGCGATAAAACTAGTATAAGCATGAAGTTCATTGACCTTTTCTGCTATATGTTCTGTGTACTTAATAACGCCTTCATTTGGGTTATTGTTAACGCCTTCTTTGATACCTTTTATCGACTCATGGATTTTTGACATCTCATTAGCCAAGTATTGCGTATACTTATTAAAGTCTTCATTTTTAATATAATCAGACATGTCGTTCGAATAGTTATTTTCTGTTATGTTATATTTATCGAAGTTAAAATTGCCTGGTAGCTCAAAAAGCTGTACGTCATCATCGGCCTCAAAGCCAAATGATTCATTAACTCTTTTAAGTTCTGCGTTTTCAAAACCAGGATCTGCTACAAGATCGTATGTAAAAAGCTTTTTGATTTTAACATGACCATTACTTTCTACAACGCCTGCTGCTCTACTTGAAATATGGATTGGAACACCTGCATCTACTAATGCTTTAGCTTCACGGCCTGCAGTAGTATTAAGAAGTCTGATACGGCCTTTAACCTGCTTAGTATTCTGATCGTACTCTAGATTTTCAATAACGTGTGATGCGTTCTTAAGAGAGATATCGAAACTAGATGGGTGATCTAACTCACCCAGTAATTTACCGCCCTTTATCTTTTCTTGTAAAGACTTTATCTGTGGTACATATTCGTTCTCGTCATAGATACGATTATTCTTGTTCTTTACGCCGATTTCACCGAATATTCCTTCAAGGATATATTCCCCAGACTCGTTGTTTATATGAAGCTGGTTCGTCGAACGCTCTAGAACTAATAGATATTGATTATCTGCCATATTTGTATTGAGCAATTTTTTGTATATATTTTCGCCTCCGGGTTTTTTCGCAGGATTAGATACCAAGGCCGCCTAAGCCTAAATCATCTCCACCACCTTCCTCGGCCTTTTTCTTTTTCTCTTCTTCTTTTTTCTTCTTGGTTTCTACGTTTTGATTTAGATCACTAGGATCCATTTTCAAATACTTTTTAACTAAGAAGTCTAGATCGAAGTATGGGACATCATTCATGTTCTCATCGGTCTCTACTAGATTATCTTTAAGCGCACTAATAAAGTCTAGGCGCTTTTGCATAATCTCCATAGTCTTTAATTCATCGAACATGTTATCTTTATTGTACTGAATTGAGATCATTGACTTAAGATTTAAGTCCTTTTGTAGCTCAGGGAATTTAAGACACACTTGAATGTAAAGAGGTTTAACCAGAAGTTCCTGGAATGAAGAACGTAATCTGTTAATGAATTTGCTAAATTTAATCTCTTCTCTGATAAGACCTTCTGCTGTCATTTCGTATGTAGCAGGGCTGTCTTTATCAAAACGGCTGAAAGGAATTTTAGAAGCCAGTTTCAATTTATCGTGGAAGTATTTAAGAGCATCTGTATCGCTCAGGTCTGGACCGTCATTACCTAGCGTTTCAATCTCTGGTTGTTCACCATCTTTAGAAGGTAACCAGTATTCTTTATTGAAACTCATCATAGGTTTACCATTAACTGTCATTGAACCTGAGTCAAAATCAAAGTCTACAATTTCACGATAGTTATTCATCAACTGACCTAAAGATTGGCGAGCACGGGTTTTAGATTTGCCACCTACAGGAATCAAGAATTTCATTCTATAAGAAGCGTTCATCGTAGCCCATATAACTCTTGTATGCTCCATGATACGTAGAAGATTGAAGGCTCTGACTAGGCGTTCTACGTAAGATACTCTTTCGTTTGTTGCGACCGATGAATAAGAAAGATAGATCACTTGTGAATCATAAAGCTTTCTTTGTTTAACTGGATCATTTTTATGTTGATACCAAATCTTTTTATTGGTTTCCTTGTCAACGGCAGGCATTAAACTAACTGGGTCGATTTCTTTGAAACCAATGACTTCAGACTGATCATCATTGTAGATTATTTCAAATGCTAAATATCCATCAATCAACCATTTACGGAAATAGTACCAACCTGATTGGTCTTGAGTAAAGCCAAAGTATTGGTATATCTGGTTAAAGGCGCTTACAATATATTTTTGCACGTCTTCAGATAGACCTAGGTGAGAAGCATCGGGATAAGCAAAATAGTTTTTACTATCATATACAACTGCTTCATCACAAAGTGTGTCTAATATATCTTCAATCTCATCTTGAGTTGCAAACTTCCTAAGTTCAATTCTCTTTTGAGGATATTGTTGTATAAAAAAGCTAATACTCTTTTTAAGAGTTGTGTCAGCCATTGATAAGGCTGCAAATGGGTACCAGTAGTCTTCATTTTCTAGACCATACGGGTTAATCATTGTATAACCAAACTTATCTTCAGTAACACCAATTGCTTGAGAGTTACGGATAATCATATCGTCATACTTCATTCCCAGGCTACTCAGATTTTGCAATGACTTTGAAATTGAAAATCTTTTACTAAAGGGTCCGAATCTATCTAGGAATCCTGCCATCTAAATTATTTTTTCTTGTTTATATATTTGCTATATCCTGACTGTACCTTTCTGATATCTGTTTTCTTAAATTGAGCCAGATTAAGAAGAGGGATATAGACCCATCCTTCAGCTGATACTACTTTTGTGCTTTGCCTTAGATTTGTAACATATCTTTTTATAGCATAACCGAGTCCAGCAGTATTCAGAAACTTCATTATTGTTTTTTCATTAAATGAAAGAATAGGCTTCTGCGCTTTTGCCTGACCTGGTTTTTTACTTTCCTGTTCTTCTATTTTAGAACCAAAGCTTTTATAAATTTTATCTAAAACTCTAAGTTTAATATCCTGTGGTAGATAATTAAGATTAACGCCTATGTCATTTCCATCAACTGTGCCTAGACTTAATACTACCGGATTAGCATCCCATTGTTCAAGTCTTTCCTTTGTTACAGGATCCTGATATCTGAAAATGTATATTTTACCTGGTTGGAATGGTCCAGCATATGTTTGTATGCTAGTGTCGCCCTTACTCTTACCGACTGTTTTATACCATTGATTTGCAGCAGTCTTTGCATTATCTAACCCTCTGGCATTCTGTACAAAGTTTTTAACCTCTTGTGATAGTGTAGCCATTATTTAAGAGTTTTTTCGGTTAGTATAATATACTCCATGCCAATGCTTTCTGCAATCTTTTTTGCAGCCTCTGCTTTGAATACGTTTTTAGTGTATTGGTTGACGGCATAACTATAGTTGTTTAAAGCTTTCTCTGTCACTCTCTTAGGCGGTTTAGGCTTTTTTAATTGTGCTGATGGCTTTATTTCTACAATATATTTCTTTTCAGTACCATCCTTCTTTTTAATTTTCATATAAAAATCAGGATAGTAATTGTGATACTTTTTTGTAAGAGGGTTGTAGTATCTTATCTTGATAGGTTCAGAACCCCATTGAATAACGTCTTCATTCTTGTCGCAGTAAATCATAAATTTATACTCCCAGCTAGATCTGTATATGATTGGTCTAGGACCTACATATTTACCATTTAAGTCCTGGTAAAAACCTTGCTTAAATTGGCCTCTTTCTGGTTTAAGATTTTTGATTGACATTATATCGAGTAGATACCTTCAGAATCCATACTACCATCTATACTGACAGTACCATTATACTTCTTAGGATATAATTTATTCCAGCCCTTTGCATAACCCTTCTTTGCGATTTCTGTAAAGTATGCAAACGCATTTTTATATTTAGGATTAAAACCTCTCCAATACTTTAAAAGATCTAGCATAGCAAAAGCCAAACAATCCTTCTTATCATCTAAACTAACATACTTCATTTTGGTGATTGCCCTTTCTGCAAGAAGCATGAGCATTTTTTCCGCAGTAGATGTAAGTTTATCTTGATCTTTGGATTTTACAATCTCATCATAAAGATCCTTATTGTTAAGGTATTCTTTTTTTCTCTTAGCCTTTGGTTTGGTTTTCTTAGACTGAATTTCTCTTTCTATTTCAAGTGCAATCATATCAAGTGTGTTGTTATTATTAGGATCAATATCTACCATTAAAGTATATTATTTTATATGCAAATAATTGCAGTTGTTTCAACGCACAATAAGCGGACTGTTAAGTCCGCTTATTGCTATTTAATAGATTGTGTCTAGTTTAAAGAAGTATGTTAAGTTCTTTTTCGAATTTTTCAATTTCTTCAGTTATAAGTTTGTTTGCTTCAGAGATATATTGATTTTTCATATCTTCTTTACTAAGCTCGCTTTTTTGCTCTTTTAGGAAATTGATTTTATCGAACAACTCATTCTTTTTACTTTCAAGAATTTTTGCACTCTTAACATCTTCTGAAAGTAAATCTTCTACAACTACGCTGATGTCATAGTTAATGAACTCTTTTACGATCTGAACCGCTTTAGTAGCGTTCTCTGCTTTAAAGAACTCATTGATTGCCATTGCCTTGTTGATCTTATTGATATAGATGTTCTCACCTAATCTCATAATGTTTGCAGTAAGACTATGTTTGTGTCTATGGTTAATACTGTAAACAAAATCAAGTTCAACAAATTTATCAGCGTGCTCATATGCTGCAACCAACATATCCGTCTTGTTCATTTCGTTTAGATCGAAATGGCAAGTAGATACTAGAAGATTTTTAAGCTGTGACTTTTCTGTGAATACAAGCTGTCTTCCATCTACGAAGAAGTCTCTACTGCTTTCGTTTAATTGAATTTCATATACATGATTTCCTCTGTAGAATGTCATTTTATTGTCTGAGAACCTAGCATTCTCCTCTACTGCAACGAGTGTAAGGTATGCTGCACCTACTTCCTGTGGGCTAATTCTTGAAATTTGACCATCATGCATTTTGAATATGCTACCTGATACACTGAAGATATGGCTACCGTTATTTTCAATAATAGGTGAATATTTTTTCACAACAACATGGTCATGGGTCTCATTTACATCATTTTGCAATGAGTTGATATTCTCAATAATAGCTTTAATCTCAGGAATCCAGGTGTGTACTGTAAGTGAGTATTTAGCCTTCTCTCTGATTTCAGACTCTGTAAGGCACATCAAATCCTCAAGAACTGGGAATGCCTGTGAGAAGTAAGCATTTCTGTTAGATGTTTTAAGCTTTGTATAAGCTGCATCAATTTGAATGCTAATTACATTTTCATTTAGGAAACTTGAAATTTCATTTACTACTGATGCAATTGATTCAATCCACATATAGTCTTTAGTTTCGAAAACCAAACCCTTTGCAATATGAGGATGTGAATAGTTAGAAGATGCTATAATCTTCGAGTATTTTTCTAGAAGCGACTTCAATGAAGATGTATGGAATGAACCGCCCATCTTTTCTGTGATAGCCTTAAGGCTTGAAAGCTTTCCTTTAAGATCCAGCTTCATTTCAGTATTCTTAGCATTTGACTTTTTAGCCTTAGCTTTTTCATTACCAATAAGTTCAGCAACAGTTTCGCTAAGTTGCTTAGTCGCTTTCTTTAGAGAATCGTCTTCAGTAGAAAGTGTATTAAGCTTATCTAAAACTTCCTTGCTAGCTTCTATTTTTTCTTTTAGTTCCATTTTTATAATTGTATCTTTTGTTTGTTTTGGTACATAACACTCGATAGCTTCATACGCTTTTTGCTTGTCTACACCTATCATGTTAAGTACGTTAAAAATCATTTCTTGATTTTTACCAGACTCATGTAGGACTAGAATAAGATCTCTAAGATTATTAGACCCAAAGTTATTAGCTGGGTTACTATAGTTAAGCGTAAATTGCTCGTTTACTTTTGACATATCAGACCTTTGATTTTTGTTATATATTGCGCATATTAGTGATTGGTTTCATTGAATGCACTATCTCCATCCGGTATAACTAGACCTTTATCTTTTTCAATATTAGGTACAACATAACCGGGATTATCGATGTTAAACATTCTATTACCGCTGTACTGTTCATCACTTTTCTCAAATGAAGGTATAAACGAAAGCATTTCAATAGAAAATGTTATAGTGTATTGCTTTTGATCATTAAAGCCAAACTGTATTGGCCTTTCAAAAGCTTGATCCTCAGGAAACTTATAGTATGAAGCCAATCTAAATGTACCTTCCTGTAGTGTACCAGCATCAACATTAAATTGATTGCTTTTATATAGAATCTTTATCAAAGATTCTGCAACTTTAAATTGGTCTAGATTACTATCAACTTTTATAGTACAGTCAAAATTCATAGTAACAGGTATCATCTGAAACTGTGAAATAAATGATCTGACAGTCTGATCAGGCATTTCTTTTACATAAGTACCTCTTACATATTTGTTAAGCAAAGACGCAGAATCGATATTCATGCTTGTCATGTTTATAATACCGATAGGTAACTTATTATAATTACCCATGGCCACTTGATTACCTGGGTCAAGCAACGAGTCCTGTAAGAAGTTATCATATAAGAAAGCTTCACTGCCTGTTATTGCGTAGTGAAAAGGTATAGGAACCCTTTCTCGGTTATCTTCTGTCCTTTGGATATAGTAATAAACCTTGTTGTTTAGGTCGGCAAGTAAACCAACTATGACGTGTCTGATGACACTGTCGTCCTTATTAAATTTGAGATTATACGTTGCCATTTATTGATTCTACGGTTTATATATCTTAGTTGATTGTCTCAACTGTAAATTTGCTAAAACCATTATCCTTGTAAATCTCTATCTTTTTATCGAATATTTCAAGTGGCAGTACGGTGTGGTTGATAACAAAAGTATTAAGGTTATTCTCTTTGATTACTTTATTCAGAATCTTTAGTATGCTATAGACACCATCCGCATCAACTGAGCTAAAAATCTCATCTAAGAATAAAATGTTAAGTTGCGGAAATCTAAGCTTTAGGAGTTTAATAATTGCTATGACAATAATAAAGTCCGCCTTCTTTCTTTCACCAGTACTTAAAGTTTTAGGATTGACATCTTCACCCAGGTGATTGATAAGACAATTGAACTTGTCATCAAACCTTATATGAAAGCTTAAGTGCATTTCAGAAACCATTTGGGCAATTGATGTGTTAAGACCCGGTAGTATTGTTTTAACCGCTAGGTTCTTAACACCGTCATCACCTAATACCATTTCAACCAGAGACATGAAATTGTCTTCATCATATCTGGTCATTGAAACAAGATGTTTTTCTCTTTTATTTTTCTTGAACTCATCTACAAGGCTATTCAGTTGCGTAAACTGACCGCTTGTTTCTAAACCTTTTGATATAGAAACCAGCTCACTTTTAATTGTGTTAATTCTAGAGTTTAGATCCCATATTTTATTTGAAACTGCGTTTTGCTTTTTCCTATTCTCGGAAAAGTTACCTTTAAGATCAGTTATGTCCTGTTGTATTTGTGAGATAACTGATGGCATTGTCACAGCAATCATTTCATTCTGTTGCTTTATATGAAGATGTATGCCTTCATCAAGAGGTGACTCACAGGTCGGGCATTTTTTATTTTCATACAACTTCAGTTTACGTTTTGCGTTATTTAGAACCTCGTTATTTTTGTTGTACTCATCGTTCTTAGTGCTGATCTGCTCTTCGATTTCGTCATGTAACTTAGAAAGCCTTTCATTTGCTTCATCAAGTTTTTTCTTATCGGAGTTAAGTGTTAACACTTCGGCTTTAAGTGCAATTATCTTTTCTTTATCCTGGTCTGCAGATATCTTTTCTAGTTCTTCTATTTTATTAGACGTAGAAGTGATAGAGGCCTCAATCGTTCTCAGCTCATCTTCAATTGATTTCAATTCGTCTTTAATTTCCTTTTTCATATCCTTGACACGGGTATACATGTCATTGATAATTGAAAAGCCAAAAAGCTTATCGACGATATTTCTCTTGTCCTTTGGGCTCATTGTCAAAAATGACTTAAAGTCATTTACTGAAAGAATGATTATATTTTTGAAAACGTGGTATGGTATTTCATAGACTTCATTTTCTAAGTAGTCTTGAACATTACTCATACCTGCTTGATCTAGCTCAACACCATCAACGGTAGCATTAAAAAGCTTAGGTGCGATACCTCTTTCAACTATCACGCTTTTTTTCCCACATTTAAGCTTGATACGAACCCACAGGTTTTTATTGATTCTGTTAGGAAGGTCAGGTAAATTAAAATCTTCTAGCTTACCATAAAGCCCATAGATGATTGCATTGGCTATAGTAGATTTACCATAACCATTACCGCCAAGAACCAGATACAATGAACTTTTATTTTTATCAAATTCAAGTGTTTGTATTTGGTTTCCGTATGATGCAAAGTTCTTAAATGAAATTTCTTCTATCTTCATTCTGCTTTATATTTGTTACTACAATCGTTATAAAGCTTTTCGATTGTCATAGTTAATTTAGATTTGTTATCATCATCTATATTCATGCTTTCAACGAACTTATTACAGAGATTGATAACGTTGAAGTTCTTATATCCATTTTGAACTTCTTCTGTAATAGAATCAATGTCTATGTATGTTTTCTCATCATAGATATTTGGTTCTATTTTTCTGGCCTCGGCTTGTACCATGGCCATAAAACTCGACAGGTTATATTTGATTGGAATATCTGATGCAATATAGAGATCGACAAAGTTATTTTTCATCAACTCTTTAATCTCATCTATAGTCTTGTCAAGTATCTTTGTTAAATTGAGCTTAACAAATTTTGGTGTATAATTATTTTCAATGAATTGATGGTCACCTGTTTCTAAATCTAGAATGTAAACACCTTTAGAATTATCGCCATCTGAACGCGTCATTTGATATGCATTACCTACCATAACAACATTCTTATTCTTTTGGGCATAATGTATATGGCCAGAATAGACTCTAATATATTCAGCGAATTTACCGACAGGCGTCCCATGCTCTTGCTTTGATTTTTTATTAAGCATCAATCCTTTCATTTCACTATGTGAAAAGATATAATCGGCTTTGCCGGCATATTTTACTAGATACTCGGCTTCGACTTCAGGTGTTGAACACCATGGTAACATAAGACATTTAGCTTTGCCAAAGTCTACGACATGTGGTTGTTTATAGACATGAAGATTAGGAATATACTTAAAGCTGTCTAACGAAGAGACATCATTACTATGTTTATAGTAAATGTCATGGTTACCGACGATAATATGTGTTTCAATTATTTCAGATATTCTTGAAAACACATCTATGGCATAGTTGTTAAATTTTAAGTTAACTGACTGCCTGTTATCAAAAACATCACCTAGTTGAACGAACACGTCACCGGGTCTATAATGCTCTTTTAGCATTGGGATAAAAAAATCCTCAAAGTAACTTTTGGTTATTTCAAACCATTCCATGCTACTAGCTCTTATACCAAAGTGCACGTCGCCTAGAATGAATATTCTTTTAGCCATGTTAAAATAATTTACGTATACCCTTTTTGTCAAGGATATTTAGTTTTTTATCTAGCTCAAGTATTAACTCCTCTTTTGCAATATTACTTAGGGAGTTGTAGAATTTGTTGGGTGCAACATCTAGAAAATCAGACAGTACCGAAAAGATTTCGGTTTTAGTATATTCATTTACATTTTGACTTATGTAAACATATATCTCATTGATGGATGATTTACTGAGCTTATCGGGGTTGATTTTATCATACTCAGCGTATTCTGAATACTTACTATTTTTAATAAGTGTTTCAACTTTCTCAAAAAGAATCGAGTCATGTACAGTATCTTCCACACTTGAATCCCCATCATATGAAGAATCTACCCTAAATGCTATCGGCTGTGAATCGTACTCTGTTTCATCGAATTTATTATCGAATATTTTATCTCTTTTTGTTCTCATATATTTAATTTATACCTGAACTGGATGTTTCATTAGTCTCATTCAGTCGCATATAGTCGTAGTTTATATTGAATTTACATTTTAAGTTTTTACCTTCACCGTCTCTTATTTTCAGTATCTTTAACCAGTATTCATGTTCAGAATGCATTAGCTCATCTTGAATGATAGCATACATCATATCGGCTGTATGCGATAGACCTGCAGATTCTGATATATCTTCCATTCCAATATCTGTTGAGTTGTAGGCACCTCTTTTAATCTGAGTAGCTGTTACAATTAACCATTTATTTCTATCAGCCATTGCTCGAAGATCTTCAGCTATCTGCTTGATCTTCATATAGGTGTTTTCACTATTTGGATTTCTATGGTTACAAAGAATATTGATATAGTCTATAACAACTGCTCTTAGTTTTGCACCTGTCGTTTCTTCTAGATCTAGCAAATAGTTTTCAATATCAGGTACGGAGGCTTGGCTGGTTGGAAACTTTTTAACGAATAATCTACCAGGTGGGAGTAGGCCATCGCCCACATTTTCCAATCTTCTCTTCATAAAAACTACGTCTTTAGACTTGGTGTCGTATTCTGACATAGATATATTAAGGAGATTAGCCCCGACTCTTTTAATAACTTTATGACCTGCCATCTCAGCTGTAACAAAAGCTGTATTGTAACCTAGTCTTACATAGTTTGCTGCTTCATTAGCAAGCCATATAGATTTACCGACATTTTGTTCACCGGCATATACAACAAGAGAACATGGATCATAACCGCCATTTGTCACTCTATCAATAAATGAATATCCTGAAGATATCTTATCTGATGTGTGTTGGATGTGGGCATCTGGATTAAAGAAGTCTAGACCGAGATCCTTGTCGAAGTTAATTTTATTTCTATCATTGATAACCTCTCTGAATTTAGAAATAATAGATTCAACATTGTCTGGTGTAACATTGGCCGTCTTTACATATTCAATACCGTCAATAAGGCTTTTGTCAAAGTTCCTCCATTTTATCCAGGACTCTGCAGTAGTTTCTAACCAGTCCTCATCATAGTCACTTAGATTAACATCGTATACCGTGTCAATTATATTTTCTGTGACTTTATCTTTGGCCTTTTTAGAGTTTTGAACAAGAAGTTTCATCTGAGACGATGTCGGCGGCTCAGAAAATTTCTCATAAAACTTCTTGGCTAAGAATGCCAAGATGTCGATATCAGGATTGGTAAAGAAACCGTCACCTATTATCGACAAATACTTTGGCTGCTTTAGACAGAATATAAAAAATAGCTTCTCGTAATTTGAATTAAATTGCATTTTTAATGTAATCGTTTATAAGTACTTTATAAGTAGTACTGTCCTTTGTTTCTCTGGTTATAGCTAGATAACCATCGTTGACCAGCTTATTCAGTGATTCAACGATGGTATCTAAATGCTCTTGACCGAGTTTCTTGATTATGAAGTTATCTGTAAATGTAATATCGTCAGAACCATCTTTTTCATAGTGGCGCTTAATTGCAAAGTACATTATGTCTTCACCTGTCGGATAGCCAGGTAAGTCTTTGTGAATACCTAGAATATACTTCAGCTTTATTTTACCTGGATCAAACATTATTCTGCGTCGTCTTCAAAAATAGTTTCGTCATCGATATCAAATTCATCAATACCGGCATCTTCTATTCCGTAGTTAAACAATGGTTGGATATGAGCGTCGATTGCATCGAGCACTTCTGTTGTAAATACCTTGTCTGTAAAAAACTCGGCATTATCAATAGTTCGACCTAGGTGTCTTACTACTATTTTGTTAGAAGATTCAGATGCTTCAAAATATCTGGTGGTTATTTCACCCGTTTCAGTATCAGTATATGTGAATGGAACTAAACCGATTTGGTCTTTCTCCTTTAGTTTAGTATATTCCTTTTCAGAATACACATAACCTTTTTGAATACCGCAAGTTTCCCATGAAATGTAATTTTCTAGGCCAACATATTCGTTCATTCCTTTATTAAAAGGGATTTGGAATTTAATTGAAGTTGGTTTAGCAAATCTGTTTTTATTTGGACGTGCTGTTACAATGATACCTGTCTGTTCAGTTACTTTCTTACCGTCTACTTTCCTAACCTCTTTTAATTTAGCTTTGCTTAAGAACAGGATAATAGATGCTGCATACTCTGGACCTGTACCACCTCCTGCTTTCGCTTCTGGGTAAAAGTCTTGAGTCATGTAAACGTGGTTACTGAAGATAAATGTAGCTTTAATCTCTGCCATCTTATTCATGATAATACGGAAGATAGACTTCATTTTCTTAGATCTAGACATGTCTGCCTTATCAGATCCTGACATCGCATCATCAACTTCTTTCTTAGAGGCAAGGTTACCTGCAGAGTCTAATACAAATAGGATACGCGGTATTTCATAACCACCTCTCTTTGCATCGATAAGTGTTTGACATGTTTGAGTTACAATGGTTCTAAACTCTTCAACTGTACCGATTGGTTCATAGCGAACTTTACTGGTATCAATACCGAACTTAACCATTTGCTCTTTGTCAACAGCGTTCTCTGAATCAAAATAGATTACATAGTAATCATCTGCAATGTGGTGCTTAACTGTGTTTAAGATAAGATACGTTTTACCGGTACCTGATGGGCCTGCTAATGCAATTGAACGATTGCTTGGATATCCCTTTCGAATTGAACCAGTAAGACATGCATTCAAATGGTAATTACCGCTATGCATGTATTTGTCAATTTCGCTAAATTCACTAATGTCCATTACTGAACCCAATGAGCTGGTTTTCGCAAGCTCTTTATTTAAGTCTTCGAAACTAAATTCGCCTTTAGTTTTTAATGTTTTTGCCATATTATTATTTTTATTTTATATCAGAAAAGTGCAGTGCTGTATATTAAATTACGGTCTAATGTTTTTAGACCTGTTGCACTTAACACACGATTCAGTGGTTCGATCATACATTTTTCAAATTGTGCTTCATAATCTATAGTAGGTGCAAATTCATATGGATATGATCCAGCCTTGAAAGCAAATACGTTACAATCCTTATCAGTTGTTTCATACATCTTTAACTTCTCGGCGTTACCAATCAACTGATACTTGTTCTTAAACTTAGAGCTGTTAAGTAAGAAGTTATAATAGCCTGCTGATCTTACGGTCATTGGACAACCGGAAGCAAACTCAAATGTATTAACATCACTGACAATGTACTTTTCATAGTTATTCATTCTTAAGCTAAAGCAGATGTCTTCGATGTTTGCTATCTTAAACTCTTTCTTTGCCTCTTTTAAGAATTGTACAATTTCAGAAAGCTCTATATTGTCTTTGCCGAGTATAAGTTTGATTGCATCATTTAATCTCTTTCTTGCGAAAAGCGGAGTAGATGATTGTATAATCTCAAAACCCTTGGTTTTAATTTTAGTCAATGGGTCATAGTGATTACCTGGATCGGCCCATACAATATTCTGAATGTATTTTTTCTTAGCCAGCCAAATTGCATTCTTGGCAATTGATTCAAGCTCAAAGTCCAAGAAGTTTTCAGTAACATATCCGTCAGCGTATTTTTGTAGAACACGCTTGATGTAAGCATTAAGACGATTTTTATAGATCTCAAGAATGAAATCTTTCTCAGTTCCTTGCCAGTTAGACTTAACGATAGCTTCTTCAAAGGAAAGATAACACGAGTCTGTATCAATGTAAATAACAACAGGCTTTAATACCTGGCCTTTTACTTCGATGCCCATCTTTTCATGCAGCTCTTTGTCTTTATGCCAAAAATCTTTAAAGTAAAGATTAACCATCTTTTCAGTATACAGAATGGCATTCTGACCTTGCAATGTAATGCTTTCAGCAATATTGATATTGAAGAAATAGAAGTACTCATTACCGAATGCACCGTATATCGAGTTAAGTATTCGCTTAACAGATTGCTCTTGGTTGTAGTACTGATTAACTAAGTCTTCAGTATCTTTATATTTCTGTTTAAGATCTTCTACTGATAGGTTATCTAGATTAGTCATTTGAACAAACTGATACTGTTAATAGTGTATTGCTATCTTTTGATTTAAAGATTAGTTTATTAAGACACACTGACACTACATAGCTTTCTTTATCCAGTAGATTGAAGTACTTTTTATAAAGCATAACTTCCGCTCCGTTTACATCGCCTGCAGTCGCATCTGTTTGTGTAATTTTAGCATCAAATGAATCGCCTTTCACTCGAACAGAATCGTGTGTATACTGGATTTTGAATGTATCAGAGTCTTTATCTAAGTTGAAAAGTGAACTGATCTTAGTTTGCATGAAAGGTTCTAGATCAAAATCAAACATAAGATCCTTTTTGCTAAAGATAACTTTAACCTGCTCGCTAGTTAGGTCAATAAAACCTAACGATGGGTCACTGCAAGCAAGTGAAAGTGTAAGGTCTGTGCTAGATATTTTAATTTTAGTTGCAATCAACTCACCTTCCATTTCAGCGCATTCAACAACTCCTGTTAATTCAGAAGCATCAGTATCACTGAAGTTTCTAAGTGCTTCATTTATTTTAGAACCATTGAAAAATGAGATTTTCAAGTTTTTATCAGGTTGCTTTTCAAAGCTAAAGATTTCATCAACTGGAACCTCTTGGACTTTAACTGCGTCCCTTTCCGGTAGATATACACTTGATATTAGACTTTCGCCGTTGATTTTTAGATAGACGAATTTGTCGATAGATGTTAGTTTCGAGATGAATGAAGACAGTGCTTCAACATCAACTCTTGTAAGTTTTATTTCCATGAAAAATGCTTTATTGTTATACTAAACAGTATGTAATAGTTTCAACCCTAAAAAGCCTCAGTCAGAAGACTGAGGCTTTTTTAACCAGTAAAGTAAGGTATTAAGCTTGTTCGCCGTTCTTAATTTCTTGAACTTCGGTGCGAACCTCTTGAGCCATTTGCTTCAAAGTTTGCATTGCGCCACGAAGACGTGTACCTGCAGACTTGTTACCTTTTGCATAAAAAGATTCTGCATCTTTTTCTACTGACTCGAGCAATGATTTAATGTTGTTAAACTTTTCCATTTTATTTCGATTTTTGATTTATATTGTGCTTGATAATTATGTTTCAATTATTTTATCTCACAGGCACCACCTGCACAGGCTACTTCACCTTTAAGATCTGTATTATCATCTACTTCAATTACTCTAGATAGATCAACTTGTGTAAGAGATTCCATCATTTCATGATATTTCTCTTCAGTGCAGTCTTCAAATGGGGCTTGTATGTAAGTACCACCGTCGTAAGGTAAAACAGAAAGGCCATTATAACATGTTCTATTTTCCCACATCCATTCACCAACTCCTTCCCATTCTTCTGACTTAATACTTATAGTGGCTGAGATATTATGGGTGTTCATTCCAGTTATATGACCGGTTTTAATCCAGTTGTTGTAGAACCATTTAACTCTTTCTAAAAGATCATACGCTGATTCATGCCTTAGAATAGAACCCTTAGGTGATTTCTGTGGAATTGAGATGACAGCTGTATCATGTGGACGGAAATACTCATCTTCAACTAGCGTAGGATGGTAGATAGCAAGATATTGATAGATTGCTTCATTCTTACCTACTCTGATTCGGCGCATGTAGTAATCATTATGCCATGCATGAATACCAGATGAGCAGCCTAATGTTAATGAACTGGTACCTGCTGGTTTGATTGTAGTAACACGTGCAGCTTTATTGATACCAAGCATAGCCGCTGTTCTTGCATTTTCTTCTTTAGCACACTCTGCTGCTTCTTTAAGTGAGAACTTTTGAGCTTGACCGCTACCAATACCAGTTAAACCAATACCAACAAGAGCATCTTTCTCTGTAGTACGTTGCCATACTGGACGAAGATAATGGAAGTCTGTATAACCAGCTTGAAGTGTACCGATAAATGCAGCAGCTGTTACTCTAGCATTTAGATCTTCTTGTGACTCAACATCTGATACGTTTACTTCAGTTAAGTTACAGAACTGATTGGGTCTTAATGCTATCTCGCAACAAGGATTAGTACCCCAGTCTTTATCGTTAGTGAAATAAATACCTGGCTCACCAGAACCAGAGGCTTCAATCTTTTTCCAGATATCTAGGAAGAACTCCTTTGTAACCTTATTTCTAACTAGCACTGCTGAGTTATTTGCACGACCTCTTTGCGGATTCAATTCCCACCAGCTACCTGATTTACACGATATCATATCTTCATCGTCAGCGCTAAATAAACTAATAAGAGCTGCTCTACGAATACCACCTGCAAGTACTGCATCGGCAATATGGCAGATAATATCATGTACCTCAATTGTGTTAAGTCTGTCATTGTTTTCTTTTTGTGATAAGATACCATCGATTTTAATTAAACACTCTTTAAGAGGTTGTGGACCTGGGGCTTTACCACCTGATGTGATAAGTTTAGCACCCTTTGGTCGAATATCTCTAAAATCAAAGTCAATAGTAGAACCACCAAAGAAGTAAGACTTCATAAGAACTTTGATAGAATCCGCCCAACCTTCAATACTGTCTGCTACTAAAAATCTTCTCTTACGATTAGGATTTGGTTTGTTAATTTCAGGTAGTTCTTCTATGTGGTGTTTCTGTACACTGAAACCTACACCAGTTCCACCGAGCAATAAAAACATTACTTCACCAAATGAACGCCAGTCATCGATAGGTAGGTATGCGCAATTGTAAATACGATTAGGGCTAATTTCAATTGGCTTACCACCAAATTGTAATGAACGCATTGAAGGTAGAACCCTCTTGTCATATACCGCTTGATACTTTTCTCTAATTTCAGATTCAAGTTCTGGATATTTTTTAATATGCATTTCCATATTACGGGTAACCAACTCATCCCATGTTTCCCTTCTTTCAAATTCAGGTAGATACCTAGAGTATTTCATGTACACTGTAATGTCACTCAGGATCTGATTAGATAATTCCATAGAAATTCTGTCTTTTTTTATTTATTTTTTGTAGAGTATATATTTTTTTCAAGCAAAATTAAGCCTTTTCTTTCAGTTTTTTTGAAATTTCCTCGAGTTCAATTTTGTACTCAAGCATTTTCTTTTTGTACTCACGTCTCTTTGCATATAGATCAGTAAGTACTTTTTTCAAAATTGATGGCTCTTTTTGATAAACAGCACCAGTTGAAGTAGCAGTAAAGTCTTTTTTATCAAAGCTATCAATTTTACTGGCAGGTGCCATTTCAATAAAAGAGTCTGGCGAAATATTGAACTGTCTCATAATGGATGGGTATAGAGATGCAAAGTCAAAGCAGGCTACGGCCCTATGCTTACCAACAACCGGTTGCTTCACAAAGGCTCCGGTATATTGTTCATTCTTTTCCTTTTCCTTTTGGTAAGGCTTAACTGCCATTACTTTACCTCCAACAAGAAGGTTTCTTGCAATAAGCGATTCTGTAATTGCTACAGGTGAACCTGCTTTATAAAAGCTGATCTTACATATATTAGAAAGTGTAAGAACTACATGTAATGTTTTAAGTTTCTGGTCAATCAAATATACCAGAATACTATCGACTGCATTATAGTAAAGATATTTTTGGTAGTCATCTTCATATAGCTGTTGTAAACCACCATCGTACTTAATTTTACCAACACCAATTGTTTGCATTGCCGCAGTATTCAACTGGTTGTTTTCTTTTACTGATACTGTTCTATCCCAGTTGGAATAAAGATCCATATAGTCGACAATACCTATATGGTATGGCAGCCCATCTCTTGTTAAAGCACAGGTTGGCGATGCCTCAGCTGGATCAATTTGCAGGCGCTTACATCTGTTAACTATGTACTTCCAGTCAAAGTTAATACAGTTCCATCCACTAAGCATTGGAAACTTAGGCATGAACTTATGCATGAATGTATAGACTAGATCATACTCTGTATTAAACTTAATGTACTTAATATCCCAGTTGATACCAAACTTCTCAAAGTATTTGTTAGTATCAGCTTTAACCTTGTCTTGTGATTTCTGATCAAAGTCTTTAAGACCTAACACGACTACCTGATGGTTAGGTGAGACTACAGATATGGTTAAAATCTTGTTATTTGCTAGTTCAGGCTCTGGAAAGCCATCAGTTACTTCGGTTTCTATATCGAAAAAGAAAGTCTTCGGGAAATTATATCCAAAGATTCTTTCACTGTCTTCGGTTGGCAACCTTTCAATAAATTCAATAAGACCATGTTTAGATATTTTCTTTTCAAAGGATGCTCTTACTGGTTTACCATCCCAGTTTATATTGTGGATGCTACGTCTTCTGTCATTTTCTTCACATGTATACCAGTTAGGAAAATCAGTAGTGTCATAAGTCTTTAATTCGACTTCACCCTTTTCATTGAAAAAACTAAATGTAACTTGGTTTTCAAGTTGTTCAATATCTAATAGCATAGTAATTATTTAGTACCTGTTGAACCAAAGCCGCCTTCACCTCTTTCTGAAACTGTTTCTCCAAAGAGCTCATCTTCACTTTCAGTAACCTGTACAGGTACATAATTCATTTTAATACAAAGCAGTTGAATGATTTTGTCGCCTGGTGAAATAACCTGGGCTGTATTACCGACATTGTGTAGATCTATATGGATTTCACCTTGATATGATTCATCAATTACACTTGCGCCGACTAAAAGGTTTTTCTTTGCGGCGATACCTGACTTATTAAATGCAATAAGAGCATGGCCCTTTGGTACTTTAGCTTTAATGCCCGAAGGTATAAGAACCGATTGACCCGGATTCAATACCTGCGCTAAGAAATCTTCTGGAATATACAGGTCAAAACCTGCATCGTTAGAATGGGCTCTTGTAGGTGTTTTAACCTCTCTTGTTTTGTATATCTTCATGTTAGTATTTATGAAGTTATACTGATGACAGAGCCTATGTTTTATTATTTGTCAGATTGTTTAAGGAACTCATCATACTTATTAGGTGTAAATGAAACAGGCATTACACCTTTTTTCTTTCCTTTTTTCATGAGTTCTTTATCCTTTTTTGAGTATGGTGCAGGTACGTCACCTGAACCTGTAGTACCATATGGGCCGACTTCAGGTATAACTATAGGACCCATGCCGCCTACGTTCATGCCAGGATTAGGATGGACTCTGGCGTAATCTTCATTTATGAAGCTTTCAAAAGTTGGCACAAAGCTTTCTTTAGTTTCAGGTAGACCCTTATGTTTAGTTGAAGCAAAATCTTTAAGTTGCTTTTTAGTCATGCCTTTAGCAAGACTTGCAACTTTATCACTTACTTCATCCTGATCTTTCTTACCTGTCTTTACGGCATATGCCTGACCCATTAAACGCTGCTGTGCTTTACTTTGTGCTGGCATTTATCTAATTTATTTAATACTTTCCAATGTTAAATTCTCCGTCTTCTAGCTCAACTTTAGTAAGGCCGTCTTCAACATACTTGTTTTCTATCTTCTTATCCCAGTCAGGTGAATATAAAATCCATTTTTCGACACCGGACTGATCCCAGTATTCTTCATTTTCACCGTGGTCGCCGCCTTTAACTAAATAATAGCCATCTATACCTTGATTAAAGTATTGTTCAATTTTCTTTGCGTTAGTTGTAAATTCATGTTTAATGCTTGAATTAGATTTAGCCTCTTTCAATACATTGTAAGTTTTACCATTAAACTCAAATGTCTTTTCACCTTTCTCTCTTGCTTCTTTCAATGCACTAACAAAGGCTCTACCTTCGTTTACTGCAGTACCGTTTTTGATGCGCTCCCAAATCTTAAAGCCATATGAAGATAGTTTAACACCTTCTTTGGTAACTTTAAAGAAGTGGCTATTTCTAGAAGACCATCTGTCGTGTGCTCCAGATTCAGATAATATCTTTTGAAGCTCTTCTTCGGTTATAACACCATCTCTGATAGAGTCTAGAACTATATTTCTAACCGCAGCTCTTTCATTAGCAACCATTGCAGGGTATTGTTCTGTATAGTTTCTTTTGTAAACTATTTTACCCTCGTCTATTTGGTTGAAATTTTCATTTACGAATTGATTAAATGTTTGAAAATTTTTCATTTGTAGATTTTTATTTATTTTTATTTCATCGGTCCAGTTCAGGGATCTTATCTCTTTCTTCTTCTTCTGCAGAGTCAATTATATCAAGAACTGTGTATACAATTTCGTCTAGATCGATTACACCCTCTTCAGTTGCTAAATCTATGAATATTTGCTCAAGTTCAGATACTGCATCATACACATCACTTCCTTTTCTATTGGCAATATGTCTTGTTAGGCTACCTTTGATTTTTAACATGGTTATTTGTTATTTTGTTATTTATCATTTTGTTATTTATCTCATTTTTTAGATACAGAACCGCTTGTTATACCGATTGAAGCGTTGAATGGGTAATTGATAGAACCCTTTGGCTCAAATTTAAAGTGAGCTACTGAAAAGGATTTACTTATAAAGGACATGCTTTCGTTCTTAATATCAAATATCAAATAAAGCTGAGCCAGGTCTTGAGACTTATTAACTAATGTGGTTAACTCTTCAGCATAGTTTTCATTTAGGTATTTTGAAACAACTGTAGTTAATGGATAGAATACCGCACCAAATACTGTTTCATCCTTCAGGTTATCCCATTTTTCATAAAGGTCTTTAGCTGTAATTTCTTTAGGCTTAGTACCACACAGGCTCCATAGCTCATCATAAAACTTGATAAAATTGGCCTTGTTCTTATGTAGACTATACAACCACTCTATGATAGATTCCTTTGTCAAGGTAGATGGTTCTAAACCTGAAGTTTTTATTAAGTAATTGTATGCAGTTCCTGAGCTATTTAGATATGACATCAGCATTTCGTTATAGAAACCAAATATGCTTAAATCAACTATCTTCTTAAGAATGTTATCGTATAGATCTTGCTCCTTTGAGCCGAGTGCTAACTCACCTGCATCTACTAAAGCTGTAATTGCTTTAACAAGACCAGTTGCTGCAGGTGTTCCACCTTTACTACCTGCCTTAGATGATATGTGTAAACCATCGAATATAAAATCTACAAGTTCTGCATTTGATGCTTTAGGGAATGAAACACCGCTTTTATACTTTCTAACCAGATTAAATAAATGCAGGCCGCCTAAAACTTCACCAAAGTCATTAGCAGTATTGGATATTGATATCAAATCTATACCTTCTAAAATATCCGCTGGTATCTTGTATGTGTATGACTTACCTGTTCCTTTTTCTAGGAAATCCATTACATTATCGTATTGGTTTTTATTTGACCTGTCGCCTGTAATAGATTTAACTAAACCATTTAAGAAGTTTTTATAATTATCTGGATATTTTGTTGTGTTAATACTGGATTCTATAACACTTGCATAAGCTAATGAACTCTCATAAGAGTTTTGAGTTAAGTTTAATTCATCAGGTGTTACTTTCTTTTTACCTATTACTGCAGTTTCGCCAGACTTACTCTCCTTTGTGGCATCTACTAAAACTATGCTATCACCTCTATTATAAGAAAACTTATTTAATAAAGTAACCTGTTTCTTGAATTTAATGTAGTAGGTATAGTAATCACCAGAGTTTCCTTGTTTAGGGGGTAAAACACTATCAAACATAAATGTGCCTGTAGGAGCGCCGATGCTGTTTAGATATGATGTCATATTAGATTCAGCAACCGATGTACCTCCAAATGCAGCTCTTAAAACTTCACCTTCACCTTTACTTGGTTTACCTCTACCTTTTGTACCTGCAACAACTCTACTTGGTGTTACTTTAGCACTTGAAGCCCAGTTGTCATATGCTATATCCCATACAGTTCCATCCTTTTCAGACTCTGTAATAAGACTTTCATTGATGAAATCATTAAAGGTTAATAGGCTAAATGAATTGTTTTCTTTAATTGATTGCATGATTGTTTTAAGCTCATCATACATTTTATGCATACCTCTTGGCGTCATTTGCTTAAACGTCTTTTCATCGTCTATTTTAAGCGCCTCTCTAACCTTGGTTGCACTAATATCTTCGTCACCTCTTTTTATTTCAAAGGCATCAAGTTCTGGTAAAGCGTTAAGCTCTTCTTTGTATTTGTCAATCTGATACTTATAGGCTTTCAATCTATCTGTTCCTGCACCCCATAGAACTGGTTCATATGCAGGTCTCAAAGCATTGAATATGGTATCGATACCTGCTGTACCAATTACAGCGGCACCTTCAATCATTTTATTTTGACCCTGTATAGAGCCGATCATTGCCAGTTGAGTATCTTCGTCAAATGGATTTTTAGTAGGATCAGACTTGCTACCCCTAACAATAAGTATAAACGTTGGTAGACCATTAGCTTTATATAGTTGTTCTACAACTTTCATGTGACCTTCGGTGAAGGGTTGAAATCTTCCTGCTAGGATGTTAACCTTTGTTTTACCCTTTTCAGTGGTATTTAGATTGAGTGCTTCAGTAACTATACTTTCAAAGATAGATGCTACGTTCTCTATCTGTGATCTCTTTAAGTAGTTATTGAAGTCTAGTATTTGATTTTCTTCTGGCATCAATTCGACTTTCTTTTGTATATTCTCTATGATGGAATTTAATGTGTCTACAATCTGCTTGGTTAGTATTGCAGTCGTGTTCTTTCTATACTTTCTAAAAGAGCTGATAACGATTTTGAAAAGGTCATTCAGCCTACTATTCTTAAGGATTTCTCTTGTTCTTTCATTAGGTATAGTAGCTAAGTTTATTTCAAACTCAGGCTTCTTTGCAAAATCAGGTGTTTCAAAGTCAACACCAATATATTTATGACCATTCTTTTGAATGTAATCATTGAATAAGATACAGATCAATTCAATGTATCTTTCATCTGGTGATTCACTATTAAGTTGTATATCATTTAGATTTACCAGTTCCATAAATTCAATTATGTCTAGCATTGCTATCTGATACATGTCATTAGCCTTTCTATCAACCGGTTTAGTGACGTTCATTGAATGCTGATGCATAATTGGATCTATAAGTCTAGCAGAGTAGACTTCACTTTCACCTGGTGTAATAAACTTAAAGACAATACCCTCGATTGGTTTATCGATGTCATTCATTAAGGCACTGGTTCTAAGATCAGGATTAAGAATGCTAATAATGTATCTGGTAAAAGATAGGCTATTGAACATTGATAAAAGGTTAGATTCTGGAGTACTTAAGTAGTCCATTATCTTTTCTTTCTGTAGTGATGTTAGATATCCGTTATGAATAATCGGCGGATTTTCAACATCAAGAGTTTTAGCCCAATCACCAAGTACTCTAGGGTCAGATATGGTTTTTAATACTCTACCTTGACCATTTGTAATCTGGATGTCGGTAAGTATTAAGTTGTTCTTTGGTAGTCTGTCATAGACGATGTTGACAGGTGCTACAGATGGAAAATATTGAAAGCCAAATACCCAATTGTCAGGCATTTTAACAACGGTCTCCATACCTAATCCTTCAAAGTGCTCAATCGCCTTTTCATAGAATACCATCATGGTTCTGTCAATGAAGTTGATGGTACTACCGTCTTTCTTACAATACTCAAGCGAACCATTCTGGGTTCTCATGATTGTAAAACGAGAGCCATCCATCTGCTCACTTACTATTACGTATTTAGTGAATAGATTTTCAATAAAACTTCTACCTCTGTCTTTGAATATCTGCTTGAGATTTGTAAGTGCCATTATCTACCGTATTTAATAATTCCCATTAATTGGTTAATTGCAGCGAATGTACCAGTTAATTTGTACATACCGCCTTTATATTTAAAGACAAGACCTTCAGTTGGTATGATTGACTCAATACCACCAATACGGGCTAATCTAGCTAACTCTGATTCAACCTTTTCGATTTGCTTGGTGTCACCATTTAATTTAATGGCTTCAGATTCTTTTCTAATTGTATCATGAAGTCTTTGCTTCTCTGCATCAGGTGAAAGAGCCAGGAAGTTAGAAGCATTCTTAAGAACAACAGATCCTAATTCCAAGAATAAATCTTCGAATGGTCTAATGTTTTCTTTATACTTCTTTTTAACGTCTTCTTTATCGTACGTCTTGATAGCTTCCATCTCTTCTGGTGATATCATCTTGGCAAGAGCTCTAAGATCTAATGACTTCTTATCGTCATATGCCCATCTTAATACTAAACCGTCTTTAATGGATTGTTCAAGTTTAGGGAACGATTTGTCTATCTCTCTTCTCCACCACATTTCATGGTATTTAGAAACAGGATCACCTGCAGCAAGTTTAAACTCATCTTGAAGCTTATTAACCTTTTGCATAAAGTAACCTTTCTTAGCATCGAAGTCCGCTTCTTTAGCAACTTTAAGAGCCTGAGGTGGAATGATTTCAAATACATCACCGATATGATTGTTGGCGTCTTTAATAATCTTTGCTAAATCTTTAGCTGATTTACTATCTTCACCTGTGATGTTACCTTGACCATCAGTCTTTTTAATACCGTGAAATTGGATAACATCTCTATCGTAGTTAATAACGTTTGAGTTCTTAGAGTAGATAAGTTCCATATTCATGAAATTTAATCCATTTTCAAAGTATGAATCTTGGTCATTCTTTGATAAACCCTCTAGGCCTTTAGCTAAATCTTTAGCCGCAAGCGTAAACGTGTCTCTAACCATTTCTGATGGATGGTCTGCAAACATATTTTGAACACCTGAAAGATCTATTGGATTCTGAAGCTGACCCTTGTTACGGGCAAACATTGCTTTACCATCTTTTACTGTGGCAAAGATATTTTGACCATCGGTCTTTTCCGTAGGGTCTTCCTCGAAATTTAATTCACCAGAAAGACCTGCTTCAATCATTTTTCTAAAATCGTCAAATGTAAGTTCAGCATCGTCAAAGGGGTGCATCATATGTCCTGCTGCACCGCCTTCAAAGACTGGCTGATACATTTCATTTACGAATGCATCAAACGAAAGTAATTTCATGTATTAGGCTTTATTTAACATTCCGATAAGAGTACCGTAATCGTCACCCTTTTTCTTAGCAAGAAGACCAGATGCTACTTCTTTAGCTTTAGCTTCATCAAAATCATCTGGGTGTTGTTGCTTAAGAATAGTGTTTACATACTCTCTGAAATCATCATCTGTCTTGATATCAGCTTCATTTACTTCTGAACCTGTAGAAGGGCTAGAAAGTTCATTCATAGCTTCTGCACTGAAAAGCTTTTCCATGAACGCAGACTTTTGCTCTTCAGTGATCTCAGATGGGTTAGTTACATCAAATTCTCTAAGAAGATTTTCAAATGCTACACCCATTGATTTTTGAGTCATAGTCTTTTTTTCAATAACTTTAGCTTCAGAGTCTGTCTTAACACGCTGAGTAAAATTTTCAAATGACATTAGATTTTTCATTTTAATTATTTGTTTATTTTGGATTTTCACTTTTATTGTCTAATCGACTTTGCATATAACTATGTACTGTTTCAACATAGTCTGCTGCGGTAGTTATCTTGCTTTGAACCCATGCTTCAATATCTTTAACATTGCCGATAAGATTGATTAGTTCGCTGGCATGGTCTATTGTGGTTTTGAGCTGGCCTATTGCCATTTCTTGCTCTTCAGACATATCACCATTGGCCATTTCCTTTGGCACTATTGATAGATCACTTGTCTCTTCGCTTATGAAGTCTTTATAATTCTTTACAGGCATAACCCTAGGTTTTTGATTATATATCAGAATTTAACCTGTTTAACTGCGTACGAAAATTTCTGATCTTTGTAAATCTTCTGCCTCTCTTTACTGTGTTTATAGAGATAACCTTCCCAGCCGTCATAATTAAAGTTATCGACGAAGTCGATTATGGTTAACAATTCCTTGTCTTTGTGTAGTCTCAGACCTCGACCTATACTTTGTCTTACAATAATTTCAGACTTAAAGGATTCTGTAAAGAAGATATTGTGTATATTCTTAATGCTGATACCTGTACTGAATGTACCGAAGCTGGCAATAAGAATAACATTTTCAGATTTTTCCATTTTATCCTTATACACATCTCGTATTTCAGCATCTGTTCCACCGTCTACATAATAGATAGGTCGGCTGAACTTTTCCCTTAAGAGTTTATATAGCTTTTGACCGTGTTCAATTCTATGGAAAAGCACAAGACTACTTTTAGTTGATCTGCCTATTACATCAGCAATGAAATTAAGACGCTCATTGTTTTTGACAATGAAGTCTTGTTCCATTTGGTACAATTCTTTTCTACTGGGCGTTCGGCTTAAATTAGAGAATGCTACTTTAACCTCTTCTGGCGCATAGTCCATTTCTATAACCTGTACTCTACATTTTGTCACAAAGCCTTCAGACGCCAGATAGTTCGCACTAACTTCGGTGATCAGTGGACCAGTATAGCTCATCAAGGTGAGCCTGTCAAGTGTTTCAGGTTTAGGTATTGTACCAGAAAGACCAAATCTGTAAACTGCATTTACACATTTTTCCAGGATTTGTTTGATAGACTGGGCTTTAACCTTGTGTGTCTCATCTACTATAACCGCATCAAAGTCTTCATAGTATTCTTTAGGCTTTTTAGACAATGACTGATAAGTACCTATTACAAAATTATAATCCGCTTTCGGTGCTTGACCGGCATAAACCTCTTGGAATTTAATTTTAACAGGATTCTCAACGAATCTGGCATAGCTTTTAAAGTCGCTTACACCCTGTGTTACAAGGCTTACGCTGGGTACTATAAATAGAATCTTCTTGGCTTTTTCCTTTTGCAGGAGATATGATACAATGATATATGAAATAAGTGTCTTACCTGCAGACGTTGCAAGCTCAGCTACGCATACTCTATTCTTTAGAACACGGTACGCCGCTTCTACTTGATATGGTCTTATTTCCATGTTGAAACCTTGGAAATAATCTTTTACCCATTGTTCAAATTCTTCAAATTTAATTGTGTTATCGAAAAGTCTTCTTATACCCTCGATTTCAATTTCATAATTAAACTTCTTACAGATGTCTGTAACTTCTCTCCATAAACCTACTGGTATGAATCTATCTTTTAAGAAATATGAAACATTACCATCCCAGTGACCCTGTTTAACCAGCGGATGAAACCTCCATCCATTTACCTTTCTGGTCAAGCATATTCGAAGTTGTTCAATCTCGATGTCGGTTGCCTCAGCTACGATTAGATACTTATTATCTTCACTTAGTTCAAGTTTCACTTTATGCTAGTTCATTGATGTTAAGTCTATTCTTAATTGCCCATCCAACATTGTCTAGTGTTTTTATACACTCCTTAAAATACTCGATCTGTGCGGTAAGAAAACCTATTTGTCTATCAAGTATAGAAAGATCGGCTTCAACCATATTAACTTTTTGCTTGTCATTTAGCTTATAGTCATAGTTGAAGTACTCAAGAAATTTATTCTTGTATTGGATATTGTAAGATGACTCTCTTTTTCTTAAGGTTATGTTTATCTTAGCGATCTGATCTATTATCATGTGGCGATAACTAAGCATGGTAACCTGAGCTTCTGCCAAGTTTTCAAATTCCCTGATCTTACTTATCAATTCAACGATCCTATCTCCCCACTCGCTTCTTTGCTTTTCTAGGAATTTTTCAAGATCGTTAAGTTTATCTAATTCTGTTTGATTTTCCATAGTTAAAATAATTTATCCTCGTTATCAGATTCCTTTTTATAAATGATAACCTTTCTCTTCTTTGTTTTTACTTGAAATTCTGAAATTGTTTTGCCATTATAATCATAGTTAGCTGAAGGTAAATCCTCTAACAAGAGCTTAAATTTCTTAAGGTGCGTTTCATGGTCTTGATTAAATTTATCAAGTTCTTCCATTATCCATTCGTTATTTTTATACATAGAAACTATCTAAACCGTTAGATGAAAAATAGCTACTAATATATTTATACGCCTGTAGTTTATTCTTATAGCATGTAATAATCAGGTCGTTCATATCCTTTATATTGTATTCAGTTAGACCGTGTTCAGATATAAACTTAGACCATAAGAAAACTTCTTTACCGGTTTTAAGAAGACCTCGCATTGCTTCTTTACCTGATCGGTCATTGTCAAACATATATCTGACTGTTGGTATATCTTGAAATTGCTCAACATTTCTACCTACCGTACATAATGCTAAACTATTACCTATAAACTTTGCGTCTATCGGTCCTTCAAATACGGTAACTGGTCTAGTAAAATCTATATCAAGTATACCGAAAAGAGTAGATACATCATTTAGCTTTTCAACGTCTGCGTCTTCAGGTAATTCTAAGCCACAGAATCCGTATAGCTTTTCGATATTATATGTTTGATACTTTGAACCAGATCTACCCAGATTTCTCATTTGAAAACCAACAACCCGTTTACTGTCATTTGTTAGATTAAGAATGTACAGTTTGTTATTTCCAAATGTAAAACCATCTAGAGATCTGGTTAGCAATCTACCCTTGAGATATTCATATGCAGTATCACCTTCTTTTATTCTCTTTGTACCGGTTCTTTCCATGAACAAATCAACAGGTACTGCTAATTTATATAGCTTCTCGAATATCTCGTACTTAACAGTTTGCCTAACCGTCTTTTTATTATTTGACTTGATATAGTCAATTACACCAATTCTTTCATTACTGCTTAGGCCATTAGGTATGTAGTCATTTATAAATTCATTTACCGATTTATGGGTTTTGCAGCCATAGTTATAGCAGTGGTAGTATAAAGTGTCCCAAAATAGGTTACCCCTTTTCTTAAGCATGTCATTGCTACTATCGCCACAATAGGGACATGCAAAGTTTAAGCGGTTGTGCATTCGCTTAATTCTTGCTTTAGCCCCTCGACCATGTGCGGAAGTTAGTATATCTTCAACTAAACCTTCTACCTTGTTTCTAAACGCCTCGTCTATTTGAAACTTATTATCCAATGCTAGCATTTGTTAAAAGTAAAAAAGGGAGCCGTAAGACTCCCTTTTGATTATACTGGATGATTAAATACCTAATCCATCTAGGAAAGAGTCAAGATCTTCGTCGTTGTTAGACGGTTTTGATTCAGCTTCCTTTTTAGGTTTAGGTGTTTCTTTCGGAGCAGGAGCAGAAAACATATCATCATCTTCGCTGCTATCAGACTCAAATGTAGATGCAGCCTTAGGCTTTGCATTTACTACTGCGTCAATTGAACTACCTCTTGAAGTGTAGTATGAAAGAAACTTTTCAACTCTTGTACGTTCTTCATCATTCCATGCTTGATATTCAAATGTACTTAAATCAGGTGAATCACTCAATTCTTTGAGAATAGCATCTTTACATTCTGAAGTATTATCAGCAGGCTGACCATTAACGATAACAGGAGTTTTTTTGCTTTGGAATTTAGACGTGTCATAGTTGTTGTAATCACCTTGCTTGGTTACGATAAGCTCAAAGTTTTTACCTGTAAGTGGGTTAAAGATTTGAGTTGGTTCATCAAAGCTAGGTGACATTTCATCGTCAATCTTTTGCTTCAACTTAGTACCGTACTTAAGGATAAAATAACGGCCTTCATTTTCAGGCTTTTGTGGATCTTTAATAACTTTGATAAGTGAATAGAATTGCTCTTTTCTCTTAAGCTTCTCAGCCATTCTGCGATCTGCAGCTGATTCGCTATTTTTCAAACGATAGAACGTTTGTTGAATAGGACACTTTTCACCTACGGTTGAAGGGCTATCAAATGTTTGACCTTTACCGTCTGGGCTTTCCAACCAATAGGTAAATTTACGGATGATAGGTTGTTTTGGGTTTTTGACATTAGGCATGAATCTGATCAGTGCCTTGTATGTGCCATCTGCGCCTTCTTTTGCTTTAGGAGAATAGAACACGCTGTCTTTTTTCTCTCTTTTGTAAAGATCGATATCACCGACGCTGGTAGAAAAGATATCAAAATCCTCTTGTGGTTTTTTTGCCATTGTAATAAAATTTAATTTGCCTTTTAATTTGCCTAAAATAACTTGTAACTGGCCAGTAATCTTGTTAAATCAGTATGTAATATATATCGTTTTAATACAGAAAGGTTTCAAGAAAGATGCCTGGCGATAAACTTTATGGAATTTACAGTAGGCCTTGAAACAATACCTCTATGGCTGTGTACAATAATTAAGTTCTTAATTCCCTAGGTAGGACTAGTCTCTAGGTAGCCAGGCTAACATATTTCCCCATCAGAGCATTTGCTACAAAGTAAGAGTCTATCAAGTCGTCAGTCGGCTTTGGTAACTTCTTCAGGCCTCTTATAGATTGGGCTAAATTCCAGAAGTCAGATTTTTCTAGCTTACCATCAGAGTGTCTATTCTCGGCAAAGACTTCGTACATCTCTTTTTTATTATAACGACCAGAGCCTGCATGCTTTTTAATAGTACCAGGTGCCATAACGTCAAGTGTCATATCAATATTATGGGTAGAGCAATACTCAATCAATCTCTCCTTTAGAAAGCCGGTTGCAATTGCAATATCAATAATGTTGTTTGTATTAGAACCATAGGAGAAACCCTCAAATCCAAAATGTATCGGCCCTGTATAGTTAAGACCTTCTACGGTGTTGAAGATTATTTCACGTATTTGATTAGCCCTGCTAATGTAACGGATGATTTTATGATACTCATTATCACTGTAGCTGTCAATGCTTTCTTGTGATGATGTAGTACTCTCAAATTGAATATAAGACACGTCAGCGCAATTCTTAATACGATCTACATAAGAAGTTTCTGCTTTAGTTTTAGGACCTATTGAATTACTAATCCAGTGACATTGATCCCCATGGATAATGCATATACCTGGTGAGTTTATAGAAAAGTCGATACCAACAAACATAAAAATAAGATTAAAGGGTTATTAGATACGTGAACCAAGTGCTGAGCCTAAAGCTGCACCAACAAGACGACTGGTAAGCATATCATAAAGTATACCTGGGCCTACGCCTAGTACTTTAGCTATAATTTTACCAACTGAGCTACCAAGTGCAAAACCTGCAAGACCACCAAGAATAGAACCTATAAAACCTTCATTCATAATATCCTGCTGCAGGTCTTCCATAGTTTTACCACTATTAAGATACTCATTAATGAAACGATCTATAGCCTCATCAACTTGTTTTTCCTGCTCTGCTGTAAGTTCAGTGATATAACTTTCATTCAAGGCTACAATCTCATCGCTGTAGGTTAAACTTTCTTTTATGAAATCGTTATAAGTCTTCATTCTTGTTACTTGTTTATCTATATATTAGTCTAATTCAACCCTGACCTCTAACTCATTATAGGCTATACTAAGATCAAAAGTTTTGAACTCGGCTACATTGCTCGCAAAGCTCATTTGCAAGTCACTAATACTCTTGATTAGGGTCTTTTTCATTGTCGCTGTTACCAAACCGTTACCTTCACTATCAAGTATACGAAGGTTTAAAGCTTCAGAGTATGGTTTCTCTGTAGAGAAATTGTAGTAATAGGTTAATGTATCTAACAGGATCCAATAGTTAATGTAACCATCAACTAACTGAAATGTAACAGTAAGCTCTTTCTGGAATAATTCCTGTACTGGCAAGCTTGATCTAAATAGAATCTGTCTACCTGGATATTGAGCCTGTTGAACTGGATCAAAACCCATACCTGGAAAATTGATAGACTGTATAGTATAGTTTATAAAATCAATTGGTTCCTCAATTATGTTACCAGGTATTCTGTTTAGATATTGTCTATACTTATCTGCAACTTCCTTTGGTATAAAAGTTCTTGGAAAACCAAATTGAAATAAATTATCCCTAGCGTTTAATAGCATTTTTAATTATTGTTTTATAATCCCTTAGTGTTATCACTCTGGTTAATTGAACCGGATTTAGTACCATCACCATTGTTTATAACCACGTTTGAGCTACTTATACCCTTTTGTTGTTGAAGAATATATTCAGAAGTTGCTTTATCACCTTGGTTTTGATTTGAATTAGTATTACCGTAATTAGGATTTGGGCTAACAGGCTGACCATTAATGTATACTACATTAGGGTCCTTTGATCCAGCATTACTATTAGCAGTAGTTGTAGAAGCTATAATACTTTGTAAAAGATCATTGCTAGAATTAGTAATACCGGCAATTACCTGTTCATATATCGTCTGCTGCTGTGCTATAGCATCTTGAGCCTGTGATAGAGAAGATTGAACTGCAGCAAGGTCACCACCAAATTCTGAGACTTTAGCCTCTAATCCACTAATATATTGTTTCTGATAATCAATCTCAGCTTTAAGTGCTGCGATCTCTGCGTCTCTAGAAGTTATAATTGCAGTTGAAGCCTCACCTAAATCCGCAAATGAAGTCTGTAAATCTTCAATAACGTCAGATGCTACTTTAGTATTTTTCTCTTCAACACTAAACCACATACCATTATAAAGAAGTGTTTCTTCGCTTGTACCACCGCCTGTTTCTAATACTGTAGACAAATAATAGTTCTTGTCTTTCATACCTAAGATTTTACTAGACTCTTCAGCCGGTATCTTAAATACGACTTCACCATTAGCTGGATTCAAGTCTTTTATATTTGTATAGCTCTTAAGCTTTATCTTTAGGCCTGTAGCTTTATCAAAAAAGTTGATATAAACTGTACCAACTTGTGTTAAGTCTAGAAGCTGCGGTTCTCCAACGCCTAAAGCTGTTGATACCGCGTTATTATAAATGATAAATTGATAGAAGTTATCGAAAGGTGATACTCCAATAGGTGCTTCACCCTGTTGATAAACTTTATCAGTTTCAGATATCTGTTGTATCTTAAGTGGAATATCAGAGAAACTTGTTGATTCACCTGCAGCTGTAGGTATAACATCACCTTGCTGTACAGTTGCAGGAACTATTTTAACTGCTGATACACTAGCACTGATTCTATTTCTATCTACAAAACTTGTAACAAACTCTGTCTGTACAACCGGTGCTTGACCCTGTACCTGTAGATTCATTCTGTTATAGTTAGTCAAGTTCACAACAGGTTTATTATCAGGCAGGACATTATAAACCTTAGCTACATTTGGCTCAAGTCCTAAATTTATCTTACGTATTCTTCTACCATATTTCTTAACATCAAAACTTGAATACTGCGCCTGTCTCAATATCTGAGAGTTATCATAGGTATTGTATATTCTAAGTGTGTACTCAATTTGATATGAAGTTGCTATAGCAGAGTTTAAGACTATCGGTCTAAACTTATAGGACACTCCAAAATTATCACTCTGTAGGAATGAGTTTTCACTGGTCTTTAAGAAACTACTACCAACCTGTTCAATAACCTTGATGTCATGGAATACTACAATCTTGGTATTAGCCTGCTGGTCTAGGGTTACAATGAAATCTTCGTAGATATCGCCATTATACTCACCATACAGTTCGAAATAATCACCTGAAGTCGACTCCTGCACTACAGCAGAAAGGCCAGTGTATTCATCTGTTCTACTAATAGATGTTGTAACATTATTACCAGTAATAAAGAACTTATAACCATTAACTACCTCAGTTGTTGTAATTGTCTTAAGTGAAAAGTCAATCATGGAAGTAGGCTGAACACCTTTACCATAACTCATCAAATAAGATAACGTAGTCGGTACGTTAGGATTAGATATAGTAACATCATTAAGATAGCTTACTGCGGGTATCTTAATTTCAATATATCTTGTATACAATCTTTCACCTACTACAAACTCATCAGGATTTAAGGTTTCATAGCTGTCAGTATTCAGATAGGCAATAGAGGTTAAGTTTTGTTTCTTACCTGCCTTATCTGTAAACTGTGCTTCAAATATAAAACCATCACCCTGTGTAGCAATTGAATAACCTGAAATAAGATGTAATCGAATTGTATCGTATTGAAGTGCTTCAGTTGGTACGTTAGGTGGTGTAGTTAATTGTGCTAAAAGACTGGCTACATCCGGTAGATTAGTATCATAGTCTAGATAGTTAAGCGGCACATTCGTAGTTAAGTACGCGTATCTAGTTCTTTTACTATTGATAGGTATTGCACTATATGTTCTATAGTTACCAGTCGGTACATAAGGATTATCTTCAGTAAAAAGAAAATTAGTACCAGTATAGCTATTATCCAATATCATACAACGTGCACCATTCAGATCTGTGTCGATCACTGTAGGTGCAGATGGGTCTTGGTAGATATACTCAAGAAGTATCTGTGAATTAAGTTGTAGATATTTAGATGTAGATGCCATTATTCAACTGTATATTCTAAGGTCATGGTATCTAATTTACCGGGACCGTATTTTTGTTTTAAGTAATCACCAAAGTTTTTCTCATTTTGTCTAGCATTATCTAGATCAATTGAAAGCTTTTCTTGTTTTTTACTTAGAAGTGTAAGTTTCTTTTCAACTTTATTTATTTCATCATGGATATTTCTATAATCATCCATCAGGCTAGCTATTGTTAACTGTTCTTCTAGGTCTAATTGCTTTTTCATGTATTATTTATTAAAAATTAAGAAGGGAACCAGTATTGAGGGTCTAATTCATATGTACCGCTTATATAAACGTCTACAGGTATCTGTGTACCTACTGCAGCGTTTGAACTATCACCCATATTTCGACCATTTAGAGGAATTAAAAATCTGCTAGATAGGTATCTTTCAACACCTTGGTTGGAATAATCAGTAGCAGTATCACTCATAAACATAGAAGATCCTGATTTATAAATAGTAATTCTATCTTGAGAAAAATCATATGCTGCAGCGATCGGTGTTACAGTAATTGGTCCAAGAAGACCTACATTTGTCCATGGGAAGTTTGCATCAGTTGGGCTTTGATGTAAATACATATGACCGCTACCACTAAAGGACGCTGATTCTTGATTAAACGGCATATTAAATGATTGGCCGACTGCCGGGTATGCAGATGTCCAACCTAATTTAGGTCTAGGTAATAAACTCGTATTAGGATTTGTGCTAAATAAATTATTAGCATTCGTTAGAAAAATAAGATCTCCCTTGGCTGCGTTAGACGCTATAACAGTCCATCTAAGAGCGACAAGTGATATAATATAATGTACAGTATAACCTATTACTTTATATCTAATTTTCCATTGTGGGTTTATATTATAACCAAATACTGATGAAGTTGGAAAATAAGTTTTAGCTCCAATATTAGCTCCGTTATAACAAAATATATTCTCACTTTCAAATATATTAGATCCACCTTGCTGACCAACTTGATTTATAAATTGGGTATCTACAAGATTTATTTCAGTCCAGCCTGCATCTTGGTTCCTAGTAACTATATCACCTCTTTGAATGTTTATAGCTCTTCCTGCAGCTTGAGCGTCAATAGGAATTGAAACACTTTCAACAGATTGCGTAGGTGCTGAAACATTCAACAATGCATTACCTGTAGGCCTAAATACATTGGCTTTAAAATTACCAGCAACATCCGAACTATAACCAACATATACATTACCTGCACGTGAAGGTCCGGGTGCGGTATATGAAGCGTTTGAATAACTAGTTAATCGCGTGGCTAAATAAACATTACCAAAGTTAGAATCAGAAAAATCAACGACAGGATCACCGAAACCTGAAATACCACCTGAAACTCCTAAAAATTCTTTATATGTTTGACCACCTGACAAATAAACATCACCAGCATTCATTCCATCGAATGGGTATTGACTACCGCTATAAAATAAATCACCACCTTCTATAAAAGTGTCTACACCTTTCATAAATCTAGATGAAGTTCCTGTACCAACGTCATCGTGTACAATATACCCTGGTTTTATACCTAATGGTGCACCTGTTAATAAACCGTATGCGGGATTACCTGACTTTGAGCTGTATGCTATATTAGATGAAGTTATAGACGCAGAATTAGGACTTACACTATTTTTATAAGATTGTAATAATGCGGGTAAAATACTTGATGTTGTGCCTGTTATATATGCTCCTAAATCAATAGTAATTCCGGCTTGAATATCAAAAGCATTTTGATCTAGGTCGAGCATATTACCCGATGGTCTTGATCCTACGCTAATTCTACTAATAAGTAAACTTCTACTGGTATCGGGTGTTATAACAGTAATACCTTGAGAAATATCTGCCCATCTACCCGCATTAGTTGATGTTAAATTAGTAACTATATTACTAATAGTAATAGTAGTATCTGCAGCACCGCCTCCAGGCGTAGCAGACTTCAAGCTTGTTGCTCCTACATTTACCGATTTTAAAGGAAAGACTATTGCTTTACCTATTGCCACATGATTAGTAGGTGCTATTTCAAATAATACAATAGGTGAATATGTGGTAATGTTATTTGTAGAAGTTATTGAAGATTTAGTAACTAACAAAGACCTATTTCCCTTAATTTGAGTACCACTGCTACCTAAAACTATAGGTGTTCTAGCTATATTTTCATATCCTCCACCCGGGTTTCCATAATCTAAGTAAAGTGATCTAGATTCTAATTCTAAGCCTAGACCAGCATCATATGGATTTTGTGTAGTACTTAAGAAGCTTGAACTTGGCGCTAATGTGTAATTAACGCCGTGTATAATCTTAAACTGACTATAAGAAGATGGGAAATATGTGTTATACACACCACCGCTAAAGCTTGTTATAGATGTATTTGTTGCAGTTCTTAATTCATCGCTTTGTGTGAAATTAAAACTACCATTAAATACAGGTGTTCCAATATAAGTGTGATTAGATCTGCTACTTACTAAAGTATCACCTGGGGTTGTTGTTATAATTCTAGGTGAAGTTGAAAGAGTTGCAGTACCTGAAGGATAACCAATTATTACATTCTTATTACTAATTTCATCCTCATGGCCAAAAATCAATGTCGGTATATTACTCGGTCTAACTCTACCTATTATAGCACCACCGTGGGAAATAAAATTAGGCATCCTAACGTTACCTGCTGGCGTAAATCTAGCTTGAGAATTTAATAAAACCTGCTGTTCTACAGTGTCTATCATTATAGACGTCCTAAGATTAACATATGTAGAATCCTGTGTTGTATTATTAGTAGTGTTACCTCCTATAACAAGGCTGTTAACTAAGTTATCTGTCGTTCCAGTCGCAGGTATGTATTGATGAAGCCATGAACCAGGTCCTATATACCAGTTACCACCAGCGTCTGTACTTCCCATTGATGCCAATTTCCCTGTGCCACCGGGTTTATAGCTATTAAAACCTATCATACCCTGTTGCATGTTTATCGAAGAGTAAACATTTATAGAATTAAATGCAGATGTACCGAGTGTTACCAACTGTGTAGGTGTACTTATATTTCTAGCAGAAGATAATTGACCTTCAAGGAAAATAGAATTACCTATAATACCCGGATCAGTTGAACCGCCTGGGTTATTAAAAGTAATTGATGTAGAATTTGACCATGTATTACCAACTATAATACCAGGAAAAGTTATATTAGACACACTATTACCTGAAGGGTAACTAGATCCTCCGTTTATTGCTAATTTACCATTTACATTATTAATGCCTGCTGCACCGAAATAACCTATACCTATTCTACCGTTAGTAAATGTCTGTAAATTTAGATATGTTTGGCTGGCACCAGTATTCTGGTCAGTTGTTAATAATCTAATACTTTTACCTTGTGGACCTACTGGCCAATAGCCAGGATAACTAGAAGATAGATTGCTATTATGAGTAATATCAAATGCTACACTCGTATCTGCAAGTCTATGTGTAACTATAGAACCGCCTGTATTGGCACTTGAAGGTGTAACAGGTGGCACAGATACTGAAAGTGCACCATTTGTTATTTCGAATTGTCTAGAATTTGTGTTTAATAAAGCAGATTGTGTAGATGTAAGAACAGGGTTAATAGACTCTAATAGTACGATACCTGATCTTGCAACTACATTTATATTGTAGTCATCGTTAGTAGCACCTGCATCATTAAAACCATAAAGGTTTAATGTATTATTTACTGTATAAATGTTTGCATAGTCATATGTGCTAGAAGCAGGTGCCTGTATTGAATATTCATCAGTAAGAGCTATCTGCGATCTATATGATTCAGGATTACCTAGCGAAGGTGCTTCACTAAACAATGTAAGAACATTATCAGTGTATACACTACCATCGGTTATAATATCTGATGCCTGTGTTGCATCACCTACACCGATTACAACCCTTACTATAGGGTCATTAGCTGTAATTATATCTGGTCTTAAAAAATCATTTAGCGCAGGGCTGGCGTCGTTTGTTCTAACCCATTCTGTAAAACCATTAGCACCGGTAGTACCTGTATCACCTTTGATATTTACACCCGTATAAGTCCATGTCTGGTTAACACCATTAAATTCCCAGATATCACCATCAATAGATGAAAGTGAGTCGAATGTATCATCGGTTTCCTGTAGATATAAATCACCAGACCTTGGTATTTTACCAGTAGTTCCTATAATAAATGAGTTTTCAGGATAAGTACCTGTTACAGTTTCTGCTGCAGGCAAATATCTATTAGGGTCTAACGCAAATTGTGGATATCCAGGAAGCGCAGAGTTATTGACTTTCTGCGGAGTACCAGACCATAAAGGGAAGACTAGAGGAGGATCTGGCGTAGTTGTCGTAGATGTATTATAAATATCGTTCGCTGTAAACCAGATTGAACCTCTAGGACCTAGAGGACCTGCTGGACCTGAACCTCCTATTGGACCCGCTGGTCCACCTCCATTCAGTAACAGCTGATCGAAATTAAAATTGACTTTGTCCACCAGATCTGATACTGTATCAGACGCCAATATTTCTCTAATTACTATATTTGCCATTACCGTTATTTTTTATTTAATCTAAAGCTAGGTGCAATAGAATAATTGAATCCAGCTGTCTTATTATATATCAACCTTACATTAAAGTTGTTAATACCATTAAGTGGTACGTACTGTACATTATTATCAATCTTATAACCATTGATAATTTTTTGAGCATCAGTTAGGGTTGAGTTGACAACAGGATATTGTTGATTAAGTTTTACATTACCCGACTTTAAAACATATAGGTTTAGGTTACTTAATTTATATCTAGGAACAATGTTAGTTTGTATGTAGCCATTTACATCATCTATGATGTCTTCTTCACTACCAAATCCATATAAAGGATTAATGTATTGGTTAAAAAAGCTATAGACACCCAGCTCAGATATTGTTTGTATCATTCTTTTTTCTAGGTAAACGTCCAGTATAAACTTTCTACTATCCTCATAGTAAACAACCTCATATTGATTATCTGGCTTCAAAATGTCTCTACCTAAAACATTTAATTCCTCCTCAGTATTAGCTCTTATTGCATCAAACGTTTCAATTGTAACTGAATCTTCAATCTTCATTATTTTAGAACCAAAGAAAGATCTCTTTTCTATTATACTTCTAGTTCCAGCCACATCAGTCTTTGTATTTTTCTCAAAGAACTTTTGAAAATAACTAGCATCCCAGTTTGTTTTGAATGTATAAAAATCTTTATAGTCAATTGAGATCTGACCTGATTTCGGGTATACAGGTAAGAATGAAGAGTTTAACGAAAGCTGTGTAATAGAACTTGTGTTAACATCATTCACTTTATGCATATAAAAATCTGGTATTACACCAAAATCATTTATAAACATAAACTGAGTATTCTTATCCTTCATTTTTAACTTAACAAGATATTCTTTACTTGTTACATCAATTTCTAAATCAACAGTATAAGGATCTAGGAAATAAAAAGTATCTTTAAACTTAGGTTGATAGTAACCAATATGCCTGTAAATAGGAGATATCTTAGAATCAGTTCTGCTAAATTCAAGTCTATTTCCTACTAGTACATCGATGTCGGTAGTTGTATTAGATCGATCAATTGTCTCAAACGATCTAAGATAATTAGACTTCATAACATAGTTTGCAGTTTGTAATTCAACAATAAACATGTTTTGAACTATACTACAATCTTCCATTACAGTTGTATACTTTATAGAAGGATCACCCTGGTTAATAAGATCCTGTATTGCTCCGAATGATACTTTATTTAAACGATTAGTCCAGAAATTATAACCACCATTAAGATATGTGTAAACACCATTCTCTTTAGCAAAATCTGAAAGGAACGACCAGCCATTAGTAAAACTAGGATATACACTTAAGTCATCAACAACATTAACTATACCATTATTCAATACGTTCTTAACTTGGAAAAGCTGCGCTGAACTACCATCGGGTTGAACGGATATTTGATTAAATCCGCCATCCTTGTTAGTTAAAATTTCTTCAATGAAAAGTGTTTCTTGGCCTGCAGCATTCAATGTACCTCTTAAAAAAGATGTGTTTGAATTAGCAACTAAATATGAATTAGTAGAAGAAACCGGGTTTAAAGTTCTTACACCATCTACTGCGCCTGATAAAATAATATCATCATACGGTGTAGGTGTAACACCTGCGTCCAATGTTGTAACTTTACTTTTTAAAGCGTATAGAATAGTTCTATCAATATAATCATTTTCAACTGTAGTGTATACATCGTTCTCAAAATATTCAGTTTGACAAAGTATATCATCTATTTTCAAATAGATCAAAAAAGTAATAGACTTAAACTTTCTATTCTCAACAAATTCATATTCTATAGTTTTTCTTTTAACTCCATCATACTCACCATTATGTGGTATTAAAACACAAGAAAATTTATAGTCGTTAAATCTAGTGCTATACTTTGTTTTAATAGAGGAAATATCATAGTCAATTACTATCTGATTTTCAACTCTTTCTTTTACAATAACTTTAACACCTCTGAAAAGTGTAGATGCAAAGTTTTGACTAGATGCACCTTCTAATGTAGAATATCTAAGTTGTTTAACTACTGGAAAAGGTACCTCCTGAAACACGGTAAACGGTTGTGCCTGATCAGCCGTTGCTGCAGCTGTAAGTCCTGTAGCATATGCTGTATCAATTATAGGGTACTTAAGATAATCAACTGTAAAATACTCCGTAAAGTAATCACTGTTGCAATCTAATAAACCTGTAGCAGATACGTTAATTGGATCTGGAAAATAACTAAAAACTTTATCCAGCCTTTCAGCAGGGTATAAACCATAATATCTAGGTAGCTTCTGTAAGTAATACCATTCATGTGTAAAATAGTTTGCATTTCTACTTTTCTCATCTGCAGCAGGCGAGAAATTAGTAATACCAAATGCTTCAGAAACTGAAAGTCTGTAATCAGTCTCCCTTACATTCTTACCATTTCTGTATACCCATTTATTGATATAAGGTACTGTTCTAGAAGGTACAGATGTTTCTATGAGATCATTTTCCTTGAGCCTATCATATTCGCATTCAATATTCGGTGAAGTAATAGTCAACTGACCCTTTTGAAATGATGTAACTTCAGATGTCAGTGCATCTAATAAAGTCGTAAATCCCTTCTTTGCATAAAATTCAACAACGTCTTCCTGTGTAACAGGGAATGAAGGATTCGAATATTGCCTGTAGTAATCTATCTCAGTGTTTAACTCTTTTTCATCACCGTACTCGGTACTTAAAAAGTCAAAGTCCATTGTCTTCATAGGAAATATAGAAAATCTACCGAATGGTATATCATATAGTTCATATAAATAAACAGAACCCATTGAATCTCTAAATATAGTAAACTTATCGTTTATAGCAACTACGCAATACTTATCAAAATCTTTGAAACCTATCAGTTTACCATTTTTATCTCTAATTTCCTCGTCTGTATAATAGAAAACGCTTTTTATCTTGGTAATAGTTTCTGATATCTTTTTATCATTATTAGTTCTTAGATACCTGTTAGGTACATTAAATGTAGTAAAAAGGTCAATATCAACTATGCTCTTACTGGCAGGATTATCCGTACCACCTAGAAAATAATAAAGAAAGTAATCAGGGTGCGTAAATGCAGGTGAAGTTGTAATCAACTGAACCTGGTTAGCAGCCATGAAGGAGTTTCTACCTACAACTAAACTATTAAACCTAGGACCTGCTACTTTAGCAATTATAATTACCTTATTATCGATAGATGTTGCTTCATACAAAACATCTTCCATGTTACTGATTGCTATGGCCATTGCCTGAGCAATTTCACTTGTAGTACCAAAGGGGCAAAACGATAATCCGTCTGCTTCACCTGGTGTAGTAACACTCGAATCAGCTACTATCGTGTTTGGAAATAAATCGGACGATGTAGTCTTTGTTATTGTAATATCACTTGTACCAGTTATAAGTAATTCAAAATTATCATCTATACAGGAAAGCTGCTTTTCTGATAATAATAAAACACCATTCTTAACCGTCGCAGAATATCTTTCAAAAATAGGTAAACCTGAAACTTCTATTTCATATTCTATTTCATTAAGAACATCTTCAGGGTCTGAACTTATTACAGATATCAATAGAGAAAATGTTCCAGACTCATCTGTAATAGTTAAAGTATCACCACCTACTGGACTGATAGCTCTTATTTCATACGCTTGCTTTTTAGGTAAAGCAACTACATAACTATCACCATCTTGAAATTGAGTAAGAACTTCTATATACGAAGAAGCTTTACTTGCTTTGTTTGGAACTTTACCATATGTAGTTAATATAGTCTCTTCAAAACCTGTAAAATCTGAAAGCTGTATTGAAGTATTCTGTAATCTTACCTCGTCCGATAGCCAGTCTTTAGCATAATTCAGGTTATAGAAATTACCATTCTTATCTTTTACATAGAAAATACTATTCAAGGTACTTACATCAGAAAAACTAGGTATAAAACTATTAGCTGTCAGATTAGAGCCAACCGGTATATCATAAGTTGTAGTAGTAAAATTATTATCCACATAAAGTTTTACACCATTAACGTTAGTTATCGTGTAATCATTCTCATTATTAGCTCCGAATAAGGTGTCTGTATTTGGCTTTGTCTGCTTATCGCCCTGTGATCTTAGATAAAATTTATTACCGTCAAGTCTAAATGTACCTTCACGTTCTTCATTTACATATAAACCAAAGTATCTGTTTATTTCAAATGAATCTGCTTCAGGATCATCAAATAAAAATTCAAGATTGATTATGTTAGCTGCAGTCAGTCTATTTCTTTCAAATCCGCCTGTAATAAAGTAATCGTTTTCTAAGATAGTTCTGTCAGTAACAAATAAAGTGTCATATACATTTTCAGCCTTTCCTGTAAAACCACCTGGCTTATCTATACTGATACCATTAAAATAAGTACCCTGATCGGATCTTGTGCTAAAGTTAATTGCAGAAACAGGAAAGCCTTCAGACGTTTTATAATTTCTTAAATATCTACCTATGTTTGTAGAATTAGTAAGGTTGAAAGTTTTTATTATCTTAGCCTTTGAGAGAAACAGATCCTTTATATTTGCTGGATTGTCAACAGCTGGAGCATTTTCATTTTCAGTAGTAGCATCCTTATTGTTAACAGTAACAGGACCGTCAACTCTGAAAATTATGAAATAGTCAGGTATATTATTCTCTATCCAAATAGGTGCAAATACACCAAATTCTTCTTTATATGAATCTGAGTTTACAGAGAAAGAACCATAGCAATAGTCCAGATCAAACTGGGCACCATAGTTATCTAATACACTATAATCTGAACTTGGCCTTTTAACATCATAGAATATATCAGAAGGCACATTGCTAAAAACCCTAGCTACATCAAACTGATATGAAGATGACGCAGACGTTTTTACGGCCTTGTACTTTGACTTGGACAACTCATCGTTTGCATCGATACTTTCGATAAACGTATTATTAGAACTATCTACAACAACCTTAACATTACCGGTTATTTTAGGGTTAGTTCTAAGTATTCCGAATGAAGCATCTTGTAAAATCTTAATACTCATTTATACTTTGAACTTATTTATTCCCTGTTATCGGATTCTTAGTAGCTAAGTTTATATTTGGTTGTGTACCAGGTATATTCTTTGTTAGATCTTTTATAGCGTTAGAGATCGATATCGAAGGTATGTTATTTATACTTAAATTGTCTACAGCATATTTAGCAAATATCTCGAGGTCAAATGAGAATCTTTCACCGTCTATATCAAATAGATCAAATCCCATTTGCTTTGCAAAAACAACATCCGTTGTAACTCCAGTGTAATCACCACCTACTGCACCAAAACCTTTTATACCTACTCCGTAATAGTCTGTCATTCTATACTGGAATACAAGAGGTATTGAAATAGAGTTTGCTTCACCGACTATTATTGCTTTAGTTGAAAGTGCATCATCGCCACTTACTAGTAAAGTGTCTTCATCTCTCGGTAATAAGAACATATAACTACCGCAGCTTGCTCTACCTAAAAGAAACTGGTCATTATTTTCAAATGCAGACTTAATGCTATTTCCAAATCCTGATACGTTATCATAATAGAAGCCTATCTGCCTCTTACCTTCAGTAACAGAAGATATGAGAATAGATGTTTTAGCCATTCTGACGCTATCTTGCATTACAGAAATAGCTAAATTATTTACAGTACAAAGAGGATGGTCTACGTGGACTAGTATAGTTGTTCCTGAATTATAGTCAGTAGCGACATTCGGTATTGTTGT